TTTTTATGTAGTGTAGTATATCCCACTTCTTAAAATATCGGGTATGCCCACGCTTTTTGCACTCACCATTAGGAATGTCACCCCTTGCAACCATTCTATTCAATGTTGCATCAGAAACGTGCAATTTCTCCTTTACCTCCTCCGTGCTCATCATAGGGTTGAGCATATCGGGTATAATGTCGCATAGTCTATCCAGGTCATCATCGCTCATTCCGCAAGCGGTGACCTTCTCACCATTTCTCTGCTGCTCGTCAGCCTTAAAACAAGCATCAGCCAATGATTTCAAAGCCGTGCCGAGTATCTTATAATTCAATATCTTTCCCATATTACCTTTATTATTGTGAAATTTCCGTAGAAATCGCCTTTATGCGCAGATTTTACGTCCTAGTTTCGTTTCATTGACAAACATTTTAGCAAAGCTATACAAATAGAATATAGCTGTCACGACCATGACCGTAAAGCAGGAATCCACCATATCATTAGTTGTGTACCAACTCAACTCTACAATATGAGCCGCATTGATGCCTAAGAAGTACATAAATGGAATGCGATACCACTGGCACAAGAAGAAAAATCTACTTGCCAGTATCGTCACCATCGGCAGGACGTAAACCATGAAATAAATAAAGATATAGCAAGGCATATTTTCATTATAGGGGATAAACATCTCACGGGGATGCTGAGAGAACTCCCAAATGCCGTATGCGTGAAAGCACATAAGGATGACTGGTACGTACTTGCAGAACCAGCGGAAGAACTTCAAGATTCTCCTGCTATACCGATTACCATGCTTCTTAAGCATATCCATCAGCTCCGTCACATCAATGTCCTTTATCAACCGTTGGACTTCGGCTTCTTGTTCTAGTGTCATATAACCTCCTTTTTTGTTAGTTGTTGATGCAATTATAGTTCTTAAAAGAAAGAATTTGCTACAAAATTACAACTTTTTGCACAATTCCGTCCATTTTGCGCAATATTTTATTGTTAAACTTTATAAAAAGTAACAATCTGTAAGTTTGTTACTACTTTCTCGTTACCTCTTTCTCATTTTTCGGTAACGGAAGCATTGTGCTTTCAGATTAATTTTGTATCTTTGCGACAGAAATCAAAACATTAAGATTATGGATATTAAAAGATTTGATACTTATAGAGGTGTCTGCGTAGATTGTATCGGTACAAAAGGTGACGTTTCCGTTGTGGTTACTGATACAAAATACGTATGCAAACCAAAAGAAGATACAGCCGCCTACGAACTATACAAGCAGATAGAAAGCGGAGAGGTAATAGCGGTCGCATTCTACTATGTCAAAGAGTATTCTGGAATGGACAGAATCATTCGTGTTATATTTATGCCAAAGGTGGATTTTGAGAAAATGGTATCTATAGGTGACTGCCACTATATCGGTAATAAGATTCATGGGCTTCCGATGGGAGTAGAGATGTACTCACTGGAAGGTGCTCATCTAAGCAAGTTAAGTATGTGTTAACAATAAAAAGCATCATAATGCCAAGTAAGCGTTATGGTGCTTCTTCCGTCTCCATAATAATCTCCCCACCTCTCAACCTTGCTTGCCCGACCTGCGGTCGGAAAGATGTAAAGAGGTGAAGAGATAAAATGATTAAAATGCTGTAACAGGACGAACCAGAAGCGAACCGTCAACCTTACCGCCGCTGTTCCGAAAGCCACTGCCGAAATACAGAATCCACGCACTCGTGCCCGAAATCTCAACACTCGACCAGTAACCCGCCCGCTGGAGCAAATCAGCATTCTGTTTACCTGCATTCTTGATACGCTGCAAGGCAAGATTGATGGTCTCGAAATGAGAGCGGATAATTTCGAGTTCTCCTGTAGCAGGAAGATACCATGACTTTGCAGGAATGCTTACGTCTCCTCCAGGGTCACCTGTGTGCGATTTTGAATAGTTATAGCAGTAAGCTACTGCGTATGTCGAAGGGGAATCATTCTTATAATAACTGCTCGCCATAATAGCGGCTGTTCTAGTTTTGCCATCGAGGAGACTCCAATCGTTTGATTTCTGATATCCGATAGAACTATCATCCTGCGCGCTTCCCCATTTCATAGGGGTACTAGGCTCTGTTAAGGCAATTCCAATACGAGTGCTGCCGTGCTGAACTACAACTGCATCAGCATCCGCCTTGCTGATTCCGATGCTTGCAATCTGCCACGCTTCGCATCTCATGTACGAACCCCAAGTTTCCTTCTGAATCTTGCCGATATAGACACCATCCTGCAAGGAACGAAGATTCTGTTCAAGATAAGCCTTCATACTAGCCGCTGAAGCATTTGTGATGGCTTGCCCGTTAGCAGATAGCCAATCACTGATTTTTCTTGTCTTTATAGCCATAATATTACGTCTTTAAAAGATATTATTACTTATTTTCCTTATCTGCCGATACCGCATTACTGATAGCGGCATTCACTGCATCAATGAAGCAAGGGGCGGTAGTTCGCTCTACGATCTCCTTGATGATTTTCACTTCATCGTCTGTGTACTCCGTCTCGTCACTTCCGTTCCACATCTTCACGGCAAGAGCCTGTCCTGCCAACCCCAATCCTGCACCCTGCGAGTAGATGATGTTTGCAATCTGCTTGCGAGCGTTAACAACCTGACACTGATTCTTGTCGAGTGTCATAAATACTTCCAAATGTTCTAATTCTATCTTCATAATCTTTAATGTTTTAACCATTCATATAATTAACATACCATCGTCCATCACTACCATAAGTAAATATAGACAGCTGGTTACGAGTGTTGCTATACCAATTCGTTTTGCCCGATGGATAATCCTGTCCTCGTACAATAATCGGGTGCGATGATGTTGACGAGAAACTTACATACGCATTAGCCTGATACACGAAATATAATTGACCTGCTCTTGGGTTGCTCGGCAATGTCAATGTAATCGAGGAAGAGTTCGTACAGATGATGTAGCATTCATTCTCACTTAATGTTCCACTACTGCTTTTCGTTGTAACATTCGGTCTTAAAGCACCGATGAATGCTCCACTATTAAGAAATATATCCCCTTGCTGCGACCATAGGACATAGCTTCTTCTTCTTGCTTTTGGGTAAATGTTTGTATATATTGCAATTACATCATCATCTCCACCACTTGATGTGTTACCTGTAATGTTTACAACACCATTAAACCATGTAGGGTTATTATTTGCATCCAAACCTCCGTTATACCCAACATCTACTTCTGTATAATTTGTGGCTGTATTATTACCTGACCACACATGTATGCCACGATGGTCAAGTTCAACATCACACGCAGGAATAATACCAAAAGAGTTATGCGTAGCGTGTAATGAGTAAAATACAAAACCAGTAGGGTCTTTTCGCTCGGTGATTACAAACGAACCAATTCGCCCAGCCATAGCCTTGATTACACCACCCCTCGTTACCGCAAAGGAAGCTGAATCTCCGTTTTCTCCGCCAAGCCATAAACTCCAGTCGTTAACATCCTCAACTACTCTGAACGAGCCGTACATCTTACTATTAGTAGTATCAGTCGGATTGAACAGATTAATCTGATTAGTTCCGAGCATATTGATGGTAGCATTCTTGGCAAGGAGAAGATGAGTCGCTATTGACTTATAGTTGTTCATCTCTTTCCAGTGTCCATCATCCAAGCTAGGAGTATCTGTTTTATCATCGTAAGTGACAATACATTGCCACCACTTACCATTGATACACACAACGTCAATATACTCTTCTGCACCAGAGCCAGATAGATATTTGTACTTCCCCGACTCAAAGCCGTCATGCTCTCGCATCAGAGCGCCTTTTGTTCCCCTCGTTGCCACAGAGAAAGATGGGTCGCTGCGGGTTCCGTTAGTGTACACAAAAATAGTGCGAGTCCACAGATACGGATTTGCGTCCGTGATGTTTGGAATGCTAGTGCTCCAAGTACCAGTAGGTTTGGTAGTACCACTATTCCATATCTGATAGGTTACTTCGGTGCTTTTGATGCCATTTCCTGTAGCACCAGGCGCTCCCTTTACGTAAGACCAGTCGTATTTAGTCCAATCACCAGCCGCAGAAGGAGCATTTGGGTTCTTGTCAACAAGTACTCCGAAATAAGCATATCCTCCGCCGCCAGCGGTAGTAGTGAATCCCGTACCCTTGGAATCCTTCATCCAAGCAACGTGTGTATAGTACTGTGTCGCTGCTGCTCCTGGTTCACCTTGTATCTTTCCGACATTCTCGAATCCTCTAACGTGAGTAGAGTCAGTCTTAGATGTGCCAGTATAAACCCACAGATAGCCACCGATTATATATCCATCACCTAATGTGTTGCCCGATGTAGGCAGCTCTGACGTACTACCTTTTGACCCCTTGATGGTTACAGAAGTTCCATCCTTGCCATCCTTTCCGATGTACGTATAGGTGATATTCTCCGTTGTCTTGTTATTGCTCCAAGTATAAGTTGTCCTAGTCCAAAGGAATTTACCCTTGTTGGCTGCCGCACTCGCATCGGGTGCGATCGAAGACCACTTCTTGGCTTCGCTTACACTTGATGTAATAGCGTAATCGACAACCGTCTTGGTAACGTATGGAGTATCACCGCTTTCGCCCTTTTCTCCTCTCTGAGAGAATGAGATTGAGCCAGTTGCTTCCGCTAAAACCTTTACCATAGGCTTATACTATTTAGTTCCTGTTATAGAATATACCGCACCCTTATATTCTCTGATACCAGCTTCGGTAATCGTAAACGTATTTCCCGATTTTGTGATTGCAGAATTGATAGGCACACCTGCGTTTGAATAGAGTGACATCGAGAACGTTACTCCTGTCTCATTAGCCGTTGAACCTCTCTTGCGCATATACGGCTTATAGACAATCTTTCCGCCTGAGTTCTGAATGAAGTTCTCAGCTACAGGGTTATCATTTCCGTCCGTAGGGTTCGGATAGAGAATATACTCATCTGACACGTCATTGATGGTCTGTGTATCGGAAGCGTAGAAGTCATTACCTTTGTATGCCTCGCACTTAACGATGATGGAAGAATCCACGTCCGTCTCGTTGATTGTGAATGTAGCGGAAGTGCTATTCTGCTTGAGCACCCATCCGCCGTTAGCATCTGGCAGATACCATTTAAACGTGTAACCAGTAGATGTAACCATATTACCATCCGTAACCTGTGCCTTGACAGTGCAAGTTCCGCCCTTCTCAGTAATTGTGAAGAGATTCTTGTCTGACGTGGCTATGATGTTCACTCGCTTAGAATCTGTCACACCCTCGGCTATGTAAACTGGGTACATTGCTTGTAGCGTAACGCTCGTGTTGGACATTGATACGCTGACCTTACAGATGATGTTGAACGAATCGCCACCATTAATATTAATAAGGTTCTTATTGACTGTGAGCGTTGGATTTCCGCTTGCATCAGAGCCTTCTGTGAAATGCCCAGACGTACCACCGATTGTATTAGTTGAGACGTGGGAAGCATTGAAAGTCAACGTTACACCAGCCACTATCCAAGTAGGAGAACCCTTAGAAAGGTCGAATGAGTTACCAGCACCCTGTTCTGCTGAATACGCCTGCATTACCAACTTCGGCTTGGTCGCACCGCTCGCTTCGAAATTTGGCACAACATTGGATGGTGACGCAGGGTTTCCGTCATAATTCTGATAAATATCACCTGTATTACATTGCAGGATTGGGTGCAAGGTAGTACCATTGCTTGTGACAACAATCTGTCCTGTTACCGTAGCTTTACTCATCGCTTACCTCGCTTTCTTCTTTAGTGTCGGTATTCTCGGAAGACGAATTACCACCGCCACCCGAAACGATATAGTCATTGTTTCTTGTGTCACCCTCGCCGCCAAACTCAACTGGAGTGTAGCAGGAGGCAGGAGTATCGATAGTACCATTTATCTCCGCAAGGGCATCACTCTCAGCTACCAGTGAGCCGCCGACATTGGCTGCTCTCTCATTGAGGTTCACACCATCAACGCCATTCAACTCGCTCTGATAGAGCAAGCAATTTCCGTCACTTGTCATTGTCAGCGGTACTCCGCTTTTGATGATGGTCTCTGCGACCTGCTTCGTAACCTTTACGTAGTATTTCATAATTCTTTATTTTTTAAAGTTAGACAACATTATCCGTTATTCTCGTCAATCTCCCTTGATATGATATAGTTTCCGTTCTCATCAACAAGGGTATTTCCGTTCTCATCAACAATCAGCTCGTAAGCCCCACGGTCTTCGATGGTGAGACGGATGCTTTTCTTCGCTTCAAAAGGACATTGGAACGTCTCTCCATACCCTAACACCTCCACACTCTCCGTCATTGTAGTTACGCCGTTGTTCGTACTCTTGCCGTATGTAACCTTCTGCCACTTAGCTCTCAGCACCTTCTCCCATACCGATGGCTCGATAACTCCGTTATTGTCGCTGACTACTGCTTGGCAGACAACAGACGTAGCATCCTCGTTGAGACCGAATCCATCACCGATAAACTGAGCCGTGAGCGGCGGAATGGTTCTGTTTATGTACGTAACCTTCCTTGCATCAGCTTCCCTAGGGGAAGAAGGAACGCTGCCGCTGTAGATGTAACAAGCCCTTAACTCGTATCCGATACCTTCGCCTATCATATCGCAGTCGATGGTGATAGAGGAAATCTGTCCGTTCGCACCCTTTGTCATTGCCGTAATCTCGTAATTCTCGGCTTCATCAACAGAATTGATAAGCTGCTTAGTTCCGTTGTCAAGAATACGATACCACCATATCCTCGTCTTGCCGTCTGCCGTCTTATCCTTTGCTCCAACCATAATCCTTGCAGTAAGTTTTTTTGTGGCAGGATGCTTAATAGGATTCCATAGCACCGTTGGTGGGCTGTCGAGCATAATCTCTGCTCTTGCGTTAGTGCAGTCTTCGAGATAAAGAGCCTTGTTAGCTACGAACGTGTACTTGTAGCCGCAAACTGGGTCTGTCCAACTCGCTTCAAATCGCATTGTCCGAGGCTTACCTAGAACGGAGTTCTGTTTGATATAGAGAGTTCCCTTATTCAATCCTTCCCTCACGGCTTCATATCCTGCCTTTACACTCGCATTCTCACTTGTGGCAACGACAACAATTCCGCTTGATGTCACCTCCGACCACTTGAATGTATCCAACTGACTATTGAAGACAGGTGTTTCTCCTGGGTTATCGGGGTCGATGAGATGGCAGGAAGGAAACATCGTACAAGGGCGAATGGAATAATCAGGCGAAAACGAGCCTTCAATACCATCATACTGCTGTCTGTTGATGATATTGCCGACAATCTCTATGCTACAGGACTGAGAGTAAGCCGTAGGCTGTATCTCCATCATCTTGTCAACACTAACCGCTAATTCTTTAGCCATATCCTATTATTTTAAAAGTTCAACATTTTAGAAACTAACACTCACATCCTCGGAATACATCGTTTCGCCATCCTTGATTTCTGCATCACATCGGAATGTCACACTACCTATCTTGAATGCTGCACCGCCGAGGTCTTCATAGGTCAAATCAATAGATAGACCGCTATTTGCGTGAGAGAGTGCCCATTTGTTGTCTGCCGTTGGGTCTCCGCTGTCCCTAGTCCATACCACATTTACCATAGAGTCGGTCACGTCTTGATTGTAGAGCCTTCCAACCACTGATAGAATAGTGAATACCTTCCAAGAGCCATCAGCATTCGTTGCCATCAAGTTGTTTAGACGGAAGTTCCACAGCTTCGATGATAGCATTTCGAGCGTGAAGTAAGGATTGCCCTCAACGAACGCCCAAGCGGTAGATGAGTATGTCGGCGGCTTTGTTGTCTTATCTTCGAGACACTGCCACTTGCACCCGAGGTAATAGACGGTATCAATCGTTCGGTCGCCATTGCGGTAAGGATTATCACCTTGTGCAACTGACAAGCTCCATACACCTCTGTCTCTTGTCGTGTAGATTGGGTTTCCTTGATAATCTATCTGCTGAAATGATGCAGCCATCATCCACTTAGCATAGAACGCTCCGTCTCGCTTGTCGGCGGTAGGAAAGTCTTGGAAGAGGAACGACAGTGCATCTGGCAGCTTACCCATCGCAAGAGAATAGTTTGTCTTGTCAATGATAGGCTTTGTAACGTGGTCGAGCCACACAAGCAACCCCTCGGATGATGAGATATACCAGCAGCTCTGTCTGTCTTCATCCACCGCATTTCCCCAGCGTATCAACCTAGCCAACTCGCAAGGCGGATAGTTCTTCTTGCTAGGGCATTCATTATCGGGATAGCAGACCACCGTAATGGTATTCGTTACCGTATTGACCGAGAGTACTCGCAGCCACATATCGTAATACTTGCCGTTTTCCGTCAATGTATTGATTGATGCTAATATCACATCATTCTCCTTGAATGCCGTGAAGTCGTTATCCCATCGTTTCTGAAGCTTCAAGTCGTAGGTTACGTTGCCGCCTTCCGTTTCCGCAGGAATCTCCGTCACCGACTCAACCATACCGCTCTCTGTGAAGACGAAGTTACTCTCCATAGCTGTCTGTCGGTTCACGATGAGTTCCTTTGCTATGATAGAGCTTCGTGACGTGATGCTTTCGAACTCGGCATTGCCCAATCCATCAATTCTTCCGCCCTTACCGAATAGCATTCCCTGGATAAATTCGCCGAATGTTGCACCCTTCTTAAACTGCGACGAGTTCTCGGCAACAAGCCCTTGCATGAACTTCTGAACCTTCTCCCAAGTGATAGTACCTTTAGCGGTGTCATCGTTTATCTTTGAGATGAAGTGCTTACTTCCCTCTGTCGCAACCTGATTCTTGACCTGTGTAGTTGTCAAGCCTGCACCAGTTCCTCCGTTCCCATTTTGGAGCGAGGAAATCTGTTGCTGGATCTTCTGGATAGTTCCAACCTCCTTATCCTCGCGAAGAGTTATCTCGTAGGTAGGAATCTTGCCATCTTCTTCCTTGATTGTAAGCTGATCGATGGAAATGGTTCCCCCGATTCCAAGATCAGTATCCTCAAACTCCATCAAGTCTCCGGCTTTGAGCGTATCATGAAGGCTCTTGATAGTCCCGGTTGTATCCTCTTTCGCCTGGTCATGCTGTCTTGCCATGAAAAGCTCGTCAACCTTTGGCTGGTAGACGTATCTGGTATAGTCGTTCTTATCAAGATACGCTATTGCGTATTTGAGAAGCTTCAGTGACGCAGCATTTACATACGAGTCAGGAAGCGTGATACCGGTAAGGACGAAGTGATCTCCCTTCCTGATAGGGTAATCCCTGTATGGAAACCAAAGCTCAAGAGCATAATCCTTGACTCTTTCAATAGTAAGCCTCCATCTTCCGTCAACCTTGGTTGAGGATGCTACCTTGAATGTACGTCCTCCACACATACCGTCCTTCATGGAGATGGAAAAATCATCGCCCTTAAGGTCGTTTATATCGAAGTCGATAGCTTTGTTGAGATAAATATCTACGTTCTTTACTGTTTCGTTATCGTCAAATCTACCGTCATCATCAGGCGCTACCCCCTCGTTAATCTCGTCAACACGAACACCACCGATAACCATTTCTTCAATAGTAGGGTAGATCTCAATGATTCCATTTGTCTTGTCATCTGTTTCAAAGAACTGCGATGCCGAACGGAGTCCAATCTGGTCGATATTAATTGAGTCGATATATGGCCTATGAGGGTCTGTAGAGAACTTATGTTTCTTTCCGGTAGAATTCACATACTTTTTATCTGTTTCCGTGAGCGAATCATAGAAGTCACTCAGAGACACATGTGGAAAACCTGGCAACATAAGCCTGTTTACAGCCATGTTGTTTGGAAGATTCTCCGCATATTCCTTCATAGATGAAGGGAATGTCTTGCTGTTTATCCCGGAAACGAAGTACATTTTTGTACTGCCAGCATTAACCTGCGCGATGAATGCATCAAGCTTGCCCTGAGACTCTTCATCTCCATTGTTATTCTGCCCACCCTTGTACTCTGAATAGAACCTGCACTTGCCGGAATCTGATTTTTTTGATACATAGCCTGTAATAACGGTCTGAAAATCAAACGTAGCTTTTACTACCCGTCCATTCGTCTGTACATCTGGATTTCCGGCAACGGTATATGTCCTAGGTGTCTTGAAGTATGAATCAATATAATCAAGATCCAGTTCGAGTTCAACATTAGTGCTGGCCTCAACTACTTTAGTGATATTCGCCAAATACTTGACACCGAGGTCCGCATAGTAATGAGAAGGAAGATTTTTCTCCGAGCCATAAGCTCTCAATCTTGTAACTACACTCTGGTCGGAATCAGCATTCTGTTCAATCTCGTAAAGTCCCCTGCCGAGTCCGTACTTGAAGATATGATTGGCCTGTATTCCGGTAGTACCGACATAGATGTTTCTTCCTCTGACGATGAAGTTTATGTCCCATTTCTCGTTCACGAGCGCAAGGGCCTGCCAACAGGTCTGTGAATCCACTGTGATAGACATCGATTCGATGACGTTATCGCTTGTTCCTTCGCCGTACATTGACATCCACTCGCTTTTTTGGCCACCACGCTGCACGGAACGCTCCATGTTCCTGGAGTAAATCTTCCAAAGACCCTTACCAATCTGATCGTCGAGGTTCGCCTGAATCCTGTCAAGCAAATCGTCCAGAGTCTGTACGTAAAATGGGAATTTCGGTAGGGCAGTGTAGTGGAGTTCGTTGTCATTCAATACCACATCGAGGAACTCAGCCCTAGAAAGCTCATCCTGCAATGCATTGAACTTTACACTGTCATATACAAAGCCCTCACCGTAGGTATCAGGTCTTGCCTGCTTATCTTTGCCCGGCTCGTAGTTGAGCTCAAACCGCTCGCCACGATAGACAATATAGTCGCCTATCTGAAAGTTGATAGGCACTTCATGCTTGAAGCTGATAGTCAAAAAACACTCACCCATCCAGGAATCAGAGTATTCCAATCCATGAACGGTTATCTGCTCTCCGTTAACGTCTGTCAGCTTCGAGCCATCCTTATGATAAATATTCCAAGTGCTCATATGTCTGTGCTATCCTAAATTTGAAATCCTGTCCTGTGCGTCCATAATTGGCTTGATGTCAGTAACAGGGTCGTTAATCTTGAAAGTAATAGAGAGGACTAGCAAGTCCTCGTTGCCCGGATATCTGTACAGGTCCGGATCAATGCTCTTCAGTCTCACATGCTGCCTTCCAATCTTATTGAAGTCGCAGTACATTTTCATCATGCCGGACTTGCGGAGATAGTCAATGAAAGCCTTACATTTCTCGTTTGCTCCGAAGGCATCACCCTTGAACAGGAACTTGACCTTGTTCTCGTATGCTGCCATGTAGAGGCCATCCTTGCCAATATACTCGTCGTCACCATGCTCATCATGCCACTCCCTTTTAATAGGTTCCTTGACAGAATCGCAAGGCTTGAACGGACTCTCGCTAACGTACATACCGAAGTCGGCGATGGAGTCCTTCACCTCGTTCCCATCGCCTTCCTTCTGCATGTATATCCTGAAATAATCTTTCATACCTTAATTCAACTTTTTATAATTGCAAATATACAAAATAATACATAAATATGCAAGAAATATTCAATTAAAAATGCATAAATATACAAGAGAGGGCGCAGATATATGTCCGCGCCCCCGATTATTACTTCATCTTCAAAGATTTTGTCCCATTGAGAACTCTGTTGAAGTTGTCGTTGTATTCCGTAAAGATGCTTTCGATTCTCTCTGCCGCATCTGCATTACGGAGAGTATTCCGAGCAATCGCATTAAGCTGCGACAGCTGCGACTTTGCAATCTCGCTCATCTCTGGGTAGTACTTAGCCTGCTCTGCGCGGATAACAGAACAATCCAACCTAATAGCATTAAGATACGACAGACCAAGATCTGCTTCTTCTTCTGTTATTCCCTTCACGGAGTTTCTTGATGAAGAACTGCTATTATCTGACCATCCGTAAGTTTTCTTAAGGTAATCTCTCGTTGCCTCGATTTGCTTTGAGAGCTCACCTGTGCTGTTCTTTACGTCGGCATACTCGGCTCCTGTGTATTCTGAAATAACATTCCCGTTGGAATCCTTGATCTTGTCACCATTCTCTGCGTACCCCTGAGTCTTCTTCAGAAGAGCCTTGATTTTGTCTCCATATATATTCTCAATCATGGATTTCAAGATGGCGTCCTTTAATTTTCCTTCAAAGCCATCCACCAAGTCTTCATACCCATTGGCCATAGTTGACATTGCGTCGCCCCAGGAAGACGCCAAGTCAGAGAACTTGTTACCGGTCAGTTTCTCTGTAAGAGCCTCAATTATGTCATCGGACTTCTCGCCATACTGAATGAGCTTTTCCAGGTAATCTCTGAAATCTGAGTCCATGTTAGCCCAAAGACCAGTGTAATCCTTCTTAATCTTCGACAATGTATCAGCGTTCATGTTGAGCATGTCTTCCATTCCGTTGAACTGAACTCCGTACTTCGAAGAGATTTCTCCGGCAACATCACGCCAGTTCTGACCATTGTACTTATATGAACCCTTCCACATTCTATATTTGATAGAGTGGGAGCCAGCTGACGCACCGGCATTAAGCCTCTTCTGTGCGATAACCTTAGTCTGCTCAATCTCCGCCTTAAGCATTTCCTGGGCTTCCTTGGATGCCTCTGTAGCCTCTGTACCCCAATGAATGTTCATGTACTCAGTCTTCTTGGAGATGAGAGAATCCCAAATTGAGGTCAGGTTGTCGTACTCAGCCTTTGCCTTTTCGTAACTGCTGTAGTCTGCACCGAATGCCTTGATGAGCGAGCTTCCTACACTCAGGGCTGCTGCCGCTGCCGCTCCGTAAGGACCTGCCGACCCGAGACCAAGAGCGCTTAAACCGCCAGATACATTGGCAGCTGCGCTAAAAGCGTTGGAAGCACCTCCTGCAATCTGACCGAGGATAGAATTCTGCTCGCCAAGAGCCTCAAACAGGTTAATGACTGGATCCATGATGTTTGATAAAGCCTGCATCTTTCCCGATAGAGAAGTAATAGCCTTTGAGGAATCATTGTATGCTCCCTTCTTGCTATTCTCTAAGTCTGCATTGCTATACCATTTACCCGCTATCAATCCGGTCTTCTTTGCCTGGGCATCCGAGATGTTGATTCCGGAAGCACCAATCTTCCTGTTGTCCTTAAGTATCTCTCCGATTGCATTTCCTCTACGAACGCCTCCAAATATAGACGGGAGTGGATTTCTGTCAATCTGTTCATTTCTCAGCTTATCCAATGCATCACGCAACTGCTTAACAACTTCGATCGAAAGTCCTGTAGTCCTAGAAAACTCATCGATATTGCTAATCATTGTGTTGATAGTAGCGGAAGACACTCTGTCGAGGTCATCGAAGATAGCAACCCAATCAGATTCCTGCTTGAACTGTTCAAACTGGAGCTTTGCCAAATTCTCGTTGTGAGTCTTTGTGGCCCCCTCACTGGCTCTCTCCCTCATTTGCGGGTCTTCTATTCCCTTGATGAGTTCGAGCTGATTCTCGTATTTGCGATTCTCATCCTCAATCTGCTGAGCGATGGTTGCATTCTTCTCAATCAAGCTAGCCATCAGGTCGATGGTCTCCTTCTTGATCTTGTTGTTCTCATCTTCCAGCTTCTTGCGGATATCGTAAACACGAGTCTCTTCTCCATACTTATCCTTAACGTTTTCAAGACTCATTTCCTTAACCTCGTCCGTAGTCAAGTTAAGGCCGGACTGAACGTTGTCGTGCTTTACCGCAATATCGAGCTGCTCCTCCAGGAACCTCTTGTATGTATCAAACTGGACAGTTCCTCCGAAAGCTATGTTTTCTGAACCCTTCTTGTTTCCTGTCAGCTCATATATCTTCTTGTATGTCTCATACTGCTCAGATATAGTATCAAGTTGCTTATTGAGTACATTCAGTTCGTCTCTGCGCTGGTCTTCGAGAAGTTTTCGGTTTTCAGTTTGAATGCCAGCCTTCTCGTTTGCAGCATAGTCCAATCTCTCCCTTGTTGAGGCCGGGAGAGTCTTCAAGAGTTCTTTGATAGAGGTCTCATAATTGGTGTAGTCGGAGATAGGGAACCTCTTTTTATCATTGAATATGGCCTCAAACTCTCCGTCATTAGCAAGCTGACCAAGAGCACCTTCTCCATAAAGCTCCTTAAACTTCTTGATTTCAGCATACATCTTCTTGTATAAGTCGATGCGCTTCCTCAAATCTTCAAGAGCCTTATCTGTCCGCGCGCCTGTTGACCTACGGCCACCGGTTTTCTTGTTTTTCTTCTTGCCTTCTCCAGTAAACCATTCACCCCAGTTATCATGATAAGCCTGCATCTTAAGTTCGTACTCCTTCTGCTTCTGTGTAAACTCATCGAGAGAAAGATTGCCTAGCGCTAGCATCTTCTTTCTGGTGTTGAGTTCCTTTTTGGCAGCAGTAATGTCCGACTCTGCGTTGCTCTTTGCTTTATCGTAGTCGTCTCCGGCATCCTTTCCCCAACTCTTGACGTACTTGTTCTTCTCATGGTAGTCGTAACCACTACCCTTGAGATTCTTTTCGAGCTGCTGAGTGAGATCCGAGTCATCGTTCCTGAATACGAGATGAATGACTGCCTCGAATCTATCAGCCGCAAGCATTCGCTTCAATGCGTCAGATGCAAAAGGATAGTCTTTCTGAACCTGAGCCGCAGCATCCTTCATCATGTTTGAAACCTGGACCTTCTCTGCATCTGTCAATTCCTGGTTGTTGCGAATCTTGTCACCAATCCAAGGAAACGAAGTGTTTACTGCGTTATCGAGAGCATCCTTGAATTTATTCTCGTAGAAGCCAGTTTCAACACCCATCGCATTAAGAACGTCAGCACGGAACTGATCAGAAACATCCTGGTTCCATCCCTGCTTTGCAAAGAATGACGAAAGAATCTGGTTAGCCTTACCCTGCAACTTCGGGCTGTTGCTAATATCTCCAAGCTCATCAATGAGATAATCGCGCATGGCTTTCACATCATCCTTATACTTTTCCTCCCAGGAGTTGAAGCTAGCAAAGTCGGATTGGGTGGCATTAATCATATTCGCCTTTGCGGATGCTGAAGAGAATGCTTCTGCTATTTCCTTTGCAGAAGACAGCTTCTCGTCGAATCCCTTGTATGTACCATCGTCCGAAAGAGATTTCTGAGTACTCTCTTCAACCTGCTTGAGAAGAATCAGCTGTTCTTTGAGATACTTAAGTCTGTCCTCATTCGATTTCTTTTCAAGAAGGCTCATAGTGAAAGCATTCTCCTTTTCAGGAGCAATCTCCTTAAGCTTTTCCTTATATGCGTCAATGAGGTTTTCTATCTCTTTCTCATCGCCGTCCTTAATGGCTTTATCTGCATCGTTATCGCGAAGGAACTCGCCAATCTGAGTATACCTGTCTTTCAGTTCGTCAGCCGTAGTCTCCATATCCTGTTTCAGCTGTTGATGCTTCTGCCAGTAGTATGCAAAGATTGCAGATCCGGCAGATATAGCTATTCCTGGAAGACCACCAAGAAAACCGATGATAGAACTGAATCCGGATTTCAAGCCTCCGAGAAGCAGACCTCCTGCGGCTCCCCATTTACTAGGGCTAGCCAATCCCTTCAGCACTCCACCAAGGGAGATTCTGTTCACCTGACCTTCCTGCTTGGTGAGAGCCATACCTTGCTTGTACATCTCCTTGGTTATCTGACCAGTAACATACAAGCGCCTGAGCTCGGCTTTTGTTATCGCATTCGCCTTCGCGAGTGCCTGAATATCCTGAATCCGAATCTGATTTTTGTACTGAAGAATCTGTTTCTCTACAGGAGTTATTTTCTCGCCACGCAAGAGCTTAAGTTCTGCTTCTTTCGCAATATTTCCCTTAGAGTTCAGTATCCTCTTTCCTATGCCGCCTTCCAGGGTCTTAACTCCACGCATAAGGGCCGGACCTGCGAATGCCGCAACCATAGCAGGACCCAAGACGTGAATCTGCTGCACGAGATTGGTGACAATATCAAGAATACCCTTGAAGGTTCCACCTATAACATTCTTACCGTTAGCAAAGTCGGCAAGCATGATTTCCCAGGCATCTTTCAGCTTGTTATATCGTCCGAGCAGAGTCTCACTCAGAACCTGCTGCATATTATAGAACTGACCACCTGCATCAGTCATCTGCCAGAAGATAGACTTCACGTCATCAAAACTTACATCTCTGCTTGATATACGAGTCTTAATCTCTGATGTAGAGACATTTCGACCCTCTTGCTTAGAGTAGAACTCAGATAACTTTTCGAGCAGAGGAATACCTGCATAAGCAATCTGACGGAGTTCCTTGCCATCGAGCCAGCCACGAGCCTGAACCTGTCCGAACGCCAAAGCGATACGATCGAAGCTGACACCAAGACCAGAAGACATATCTGCAAGTCTCTTGGTTGTATCGTAAAGCTGGTCGTACTCTACGCCATACGCAGCCAACTGCTTAACATCTCGATTCAACTCTGAGAACGTAAATGGCGAATTAAGAGCGAGTTCCTTAATCTGGTTAAACATTGTGTTCGCATTCTGCATATCACCAAGGATGGACTGGAGAGCAATATGTTGCTTCTCCATCTCACCACCAGTAGTGATGATGCTCATCGCGAACTGCTGTGCGCCGAACACAAGACCTCCCTGCAAGAAAAGTGACTTCAAATCCTGCATGGTTGAATTCAGTTTTCCCGCATGGCTATTAGCCTTCTCGAAGCCGCGGACCAGCTGAGACTGGATCTTAGCTCCTGAGTCAACTATTGCCTGCTGACGCTTTCGTTCAATCTCAACTCCTCTTTGCGCCTCTTTATTCGTCTTGTCGTAAGATGCCGCAAGGTTGTTTGCCGCCTGAACTTCTCTTCCGTTTCCAAGGTTACCTAACTGCCCAACCGCAGTTCTGTCTCCTCTTTCCAGTCTGTCTCTGAGTATCCTAAGATCATCAAGTTGCCCCTTTAAGTACGCTATCTTAGCTGTTGCTTCGGATACATCTAAGCCAAGCATTTTTGATGTGAAGGTTTTCTCTTGGAGATTTTTCAACGCTTTATCAAGAGACTGAATTCTACGCTTAGTATTTTCTAAATCTGCACCAAGTTGTCTGTCGGTTGATTTGTTAATCTTCTCAACTGATGAGTTTAGCTTATCCTGTGCAGCCTTTGCGTTGCCAATCTTGTTGGTCAGAATTCTATATTCAGAAATGAGTTCAAGAACTGCTTTCTTGTCGCTGACATTAACTTGATTGAGTTTATCATAGAAATGAGACAACCCGATGATTGCGTTTTGGATCTTAGATATGTCTGCGCCAACCTTTAATCCTTTGTCGTACGATGAGTTGTACTCGACGATTTTTCTATTAACCTCGCTGAGCAGTTCCTTTACTCTCCTAAAACGAGCTTCTGTTTGCTCTAACTGGCGTTCGTCAGCCCTGACAGATGCATTCTCCTTACTCTGATCTTTGAGCGCAGCATTTGCCTTTTCTCTCCAGGCCGAAAGCTCCGTAATAGTATTCTTGAAGCTCTGTCCAAGCAAGTCTTTTCCGGCAAAGCTTCCGATATCAGACTTGATTCTCCCAATCTCCTGGCGAATATAGTCAAGCTTTGATGTATCTACGCCAAGAGTGATACTCTTAGCATTCAGCTTGTCGATATTATCAAGAAGGATGTTAGTCGAAGAAATAAGTTTCTCCTGTCTTTTCTCTGCACCTGATATTGAGTCAGCGGTCTTTCTCTCGGTTACAATCTTACCCTTCTCTCGGTTATAAGCCTGTATTGCTACTGTTGCCTTGATTGTTTCAACGAGTACGTCAGAGATAAGATTCTTCATCTGAGCTGCGTCGGTCAGCATCGTAGGGTTAAGTTTTGCAGCATTTAGACGGGTAAGGATATTGTCAAGCTCGGAAATACTTCCGGTTAGCATAGACGTGCTGTAACCCTTCTGTGTTCCTTCCGACATCAAATCTCGCATCTTGGCAAGCTTCTCTGTCACACGGGCAATATCTGCCTCAACCTTAGCTGCACCACCAGTGAAAGCAGAGAGAGGGTTGTCCTTTTTGAATGTAGAGATAATGTCCTGAACGTCCTTTTTTGCCATTCCAAGTACTTTCGTGAGGCTACTAAGGATGTTTGAGTCGTCAACACCACCACTATGGATAAGACTGATAATGGATTCTCTTAACTCGTTCAGAGATTTCTTTGCGTTATCAAGGCTCTTTGTATCGACGTTAGGGTTCTCTGCCTTTGTATTGCTAATCTTCTTCTCCTGGATATTTATATCCTGAAGCAGCTTGATATATGCAAGAGCATTCGAAATCCTATTCTGCCAAGCCTTTACTCTATCGGCATCGTCCTCATTCTTGGACATTCTCTGTAATTCAGAGTTTATCGTTCCAAACAGGCTAGCAATCTTGGCTAGATTGCCAGCTCCGAGGAATTTTCCGGTAAGGATGTTTGCATCATTCCTGCCTGACCACTTAAGAATCTTGGCGATATTAGCAATACCCTTTGAGTTCTTTTCTATATATTCGTTCGCTTCTCGGAAAATCTTAGAGAAGTTGCTGCCGTTTACCTGGTTAAGACTGGCAACAAGCTCCTCACCACGCTTCTTTGCGTCCTGAGTAGCCTGGTCAACACCATTCATACCCTTCACGATTTTCTGAAGGGTCTTCGACATCTCATCCTTGATTCCAAGAGAGATAAACAAGTCGCCTAAATTTCCACCTGCCATATCCTGAATATTTTTAAAATTAGAGTTTATTGTTTAAGTAATCAGCAAGACTTATCTTCTTGCCAACGAGGCTTCCCTCATTCTTCTTTTTCTCCATCCACCTGTCGTAGAGGTCATCCATCTCCTTCTTGGTATGCTTCTTTGGACCACCTTCCTTCTTGGTCTTAGGATAGACAACAAGAGGCTGGTCTGCTACCATGAGGTCAATCTGCGCCGATGAATAGCCCCACCAGTAGTCGTAGGCTGCAATGAAGTACTTGCGCTGAAAGAGGAAACCGAACTTCTCCGCTAGTGAGAAGGCTGCTCCCCAGCTTGTTCTGCTTGGATAGCTTTTGCTTCGCTCCTCGTCATCGTCATCATCACGTCCGTCATCCCGGTCGCTAATATGGTAGCCAGCGAGAATGCGTTCGATGGAATTTTTTTTTTAGAAACATCGAGGACTCTCAGCACCTCGGCCACGTCCACATCCTTGATGTAGTAGAGCCAACGCCAGTAGATCCAATACAGGAATCGAATCTTCCAGATGTTGTTGAGAAGGATGCAGACGCAAATCTTGACGTTGCGTTTCCATTCGTTCTTCTCCTTTGCCCTGATGTGGGAACACCTGCTCATGGTTCCCTTGCGAAGCCAGCCGAGCTTGTGCTTCTTCCCACGGAACACGAACTCGGTAGGCTCGTCGTGCAGTACGCTGTCGAGTAACTCCTGTAAGTCCACCGAAGGCTGCTCTATTTTCTTTTCTTCTGCCATGATTGTATGCTATTAAATGAAGAAGGGCGGCACGGCTGTTGATTAGCCTGCCGCCCAACGGTTTGTTATCCTGAATCTAATTACCTAAAGAAGCCTTTACTTGATTAACCGCCAATGCCTGGTTCACCAGCAGCTGGAGCCTTAGTAAGCCAAGCGATGCTACGCTTACCTGCACCCTCGATAGAACCTGAGAACTTAAACGCAACAGGCTCAGTACCAGAGTTATCCCACTGCAAGGTAGCGTAGAGAGCGATGTTGGTAATAACCATAAGGTTCTCCTTCTCGTCGTCAACAATAACGATAGTGCCCTTGATCTTGAACTTCTTAGGCTCAACAGCGATACCTGTAAAGCCGGTAGTAGCGTCGAGGGTAGCGTCACCTGTACCCTTCAGAGTAACCTTGGTCAGCTCTGTGATAGCATCCTCGCCGAACATAATTGTCAGCAAGTCCTTTGCCTTTGAAGGAACAACGAACTCTACATTGAAGTCGCCGAGCTCTGCGGTAGTTGCCCAGTCGCCTGCAAGACCGATAACCTTGTAGTGGTTGATGGTTGGGTCATCCATAGTCGCCTTCAGCGAGTCAACGGTAACCGGAAGCTCAACCTCTGGTGTGATGTCAACTGTAGCCTTGCTCAAATCGGTAATAGCCTTTGAGTAGAGCAGAGTTTTAGGACCATTGAAAATGTCCTTCATCTTGTCAATAGTTGTCATAGCCATAATCTAAAATATTTTAAATTGTTATACCTGAATACTTATCTAGTACGTAACCTTCCCTGTATGATCGTCACGGAAAAACCGGCTCCGTCGTCAGCCTGGATAGCAACGTTAGGTCTGGTAACGATGATGTTGTCTGTTGAAATTGGAAATCTTTCGAGGACAGCCTTGACTTTCTTATCCATTTCCGAAGGACTGAAACCGTTCGGATTCGCCGAGGAGGCCTTATCTCTTACATACACCTCTATCTGGATAGTGGTAGTATAGTAGTTGTAGGAGCCATCGTAGTTCATCTCGTTGTTCCTGATTGTGTACGGAGCACTTACGACGATGTAGCTACCTATTTTGGTATCCACAGCCTTAGGACGATTCCTGGGGTACACCTTGTCGCATATACCCTTTACGGCGTTTCCTAAGTCGAAATATATCTGCTTGATATCTACCATAGCTTACAGTTTGTTAAAAGTTGAACTATTGGCGTACACTACGCAGACATCGAACATATCTGGAAGAGACTCGTATGTGTTGTAAACTGTCTCGAAAATGCGGTTCTCCTTATCGAATACTGCATATTCAACAGGACATATCGCAACGAGTGCCCAGTCTTTCCCGGAAGATTTCACTTTTCCGATACGTCCGTAGATAAGATTTGGACCCCACTGGTGACCGCCACCGACTGAACCGGTGTAGCCTTTGTTTTCGCCTCCGTCGTAGTAGAACGGGATGTTATATTTTTCTCCCTCCGCCAGGGTAACTCTCGTTGGTGCTTTTTCACCCTTTGAGGCACGCACCATATAAACGAGCTTTCCTTTATAGTACACTGATGCGTAGAACGAGGTGTAGGCATTACCGGTGATGTTGTAAAACGTCCTATTCTCTTTGAAATAGTTGACGGTTCTGTGAGCAAGTTCCTGCATAATCGCAAGCATCTTGTCATACGCCAGCTTCTCGACCCTTGGCTTAATCTGATGCTCGAACTGCGCTCCGAGAGACAGACGCTTTCCGCTAAAGTATTTCGCCATAATCTAAACCCTTGTCAAATTCCAATACACAACAGTCCTGTTATTATCCGGTTCGCAGTCCTTAACCATACCTATCTCGGTGTTGTTGCCGACAGTGGAGTAGATGGTGTCGCCGTCAAGAGGACATCTGTCAGCATCCCATTCGTCATATCTGACCGGAATCGATGCCTTCCTCTTGTTCTGATCGACATTCTTGTCTCCCTCTGTAGTGGTATCGGTGTAACTGCGGCCTTCGCCATAGTAGAGAATGATTTCCTTGTCCTCACCAACTGGAGCATCATCATCGGCGAACGGGTCGTCAGGGTCGGCTTTTCCGACGACCTTCCTCACGATCTTGATGATGTGAGGGTATCTTGGGTTTCTGATGTTTTCCTTTTCCATACGCCTTATTTGATGATGTGAGGGAGAGGTTCTCCACAAGGAGAATAATTCGCCCTCTTTACTCCGTGGGAGGTCACCCGGAAGGTGGACTTCTTCTTGAGCATCGAACCAGGCTCCAGCTCCGCATAGATAGCGTTAGCCTCTGCCTTCATCTCGCTCCTGTCGTTGTCCGACATATCATAGCCACCTCCCGAATGAGTCCATCCGTTATCGGAATCGGAGGTGTTGTTCACCTTGCTCGGACCAAGAACAAACCATTTCAGCATGTCGGCATAGGCAAGCCTTACCTTGTCCTTGTCGCAGGCTTTGAGGTCGATGCCATTTTCAAGCTCCCTGTCGTGCATGATGCCCAACAGAGCCTTCATCGGCATCTCGAACTTCACCTTATTAATAAGGTAGTCGTTCACAGTGTAAATGTTCATCTCCGAATCCATAGTCATACAATCTAGTTACGTTAAAGAATTAACCCTTCTGGGTAATATCGATAATCCAACGGTAAGGGAAGTCGAGCATTGCTGGAACAGCAGCAAACATCAAGTCTGTATGCCACTCCAGGTAATCACCGTTGGCGATTGTTGTGTTGGCAAGCAAACCAAGACCGTCGTTGGTTGTTGCGAACACCTTGTCAACAAGTTTGTTACCCCACTTCTCGAACATCTTCTTATCCTTGATCTCCTTGTGCTCGAACTCAAAAGCGTTACCGCGAGGACGAAGAACAACGATGTTGTCTGACCAAGCTTGCTCTGTCTTCTGCGTTCCATCGAAGAGAAGTGTAGTTTCCTCCTCCTCTACAAGCTCGATAGGAGAAAGACCCTGGATGCCTCCGAATGCCTTCAGGAACATATCCTGATTTACACCATAGTCCTCAACGTAAGCAACATAGTGAGCTTTACACCAGTTGATCCACAATTCCTTAATCTGTTTGTTCTTCAAGAACACATTGAAGAAGGTGTTGACGGTCATCTGCCAAACGAGAGGCTGACCCTTACGATTGAATGTTTTACGCCAGCTCTCTTCAAGAACTCGCATCTGCTCTAGAATATCGCAGGTCTCATCAGCCCAAGCAACCTTACCACACTTCTTGAAGTTATCGGCAGGCATATTGGTCTTGTGGATTGGAGCCTGAATACCACGACCGATACCAGTGTAGTCAAGCTTACCGGTAGAAGCAAGCTTCGCTGTCATGAAGTTCATGGTGGTATCAACGGAATCCATCAACTCCTGAACCTGATCTGTCCATTCCATAACGACATCGCGGTCGTTACCGAACTCTTCGAACTGGTTCATCAAATACTCGCGTTCCTCTGCGTTCTGGTAGATACCGTCTGTGATAAAGTCTGGAATTGTTGCAGAGTAAACCTGCAAGCCACCCTTATCCTTCTGGAAAGAACCAGCCAAAGGAGCACGCATGTTAGCCAATGTAGCGGCACGAAGTTCCTTTGCCTCGACAGTGAATGTCGCAACACCCTTTCTGTTGGTCGGTGTCAGGTCAGCAGCAATACGTCCCTGTGTCTTCCACCAGCCGTAGTTTACGTGAAAGATGTCCTTTTCATCAAGAAACTTCTGGAGGTATTTGGTGTTGTCCTTACTAGAGAAGAACTTCGCCATCCTCGAATTTTCAATATTAAACTTTGGCATATCCTAAATACAATCTAATAGTTAAACAATTAGTAGTTCGTGTAGAACAACTCGGGGTAACGACTGATATTCATCGCCTCTACAGCTGGTGGGAGAGGACTCATCCTGTCCTTAATGAAAATCGCATCCGGTCCAAGTAAGCATGGTGTAAACGTCATGCGAGGCTTCTCGAACTCATCGCTACCAGGAAGAGTGTAGAACGGCATGTCGTAGTCGTGAGGAGCGAAACAGTTTGGATTAGTCACTACAGGGAGTGTAGAACCTACCGCAGCAGCCTCAACGAGAACCTGACCAACGGTCAATGCGCCCAATGCGGCAGACAGTGTAAGTTTCCAAACATCACCTGCTGTGGCATCGGTTGTCGCCTCAACAGCTGTGACAGAAACACCAGTTCCATTTGTCTTGAAATCCTTCTGGCCTACCATGATTTTATCGCCAATAAATGGGATGTGATGGTAGCCGTCACGAACGATGTAGATGTCTGTGTCAGCGGCACTTGTTGCCTTAGCAACTGCGTAAGACTTCAGAATCTTAATAGTGCCACCCTTGTTGTCTGCAAAGCCAAGGCTATGCTCAACGAGGTCGCCTGCATAGATCTTAGCAGGGCCTGGGAACGGATTAGCAATGATACCACCGATAGGAGGGTACCTGAAAGCTTCCTTAACAGCACCTTTAAGATTGAAGTACACATGCTTCTGACCGCCAATCTCAGCCGATGCCTGCAAGAGCACCGCTCCATTGAATACCGCACCCTGTGCGTTCATCTGGTCGTAATAATTGCTGTACTGCATAATCTTTTTACCTTAATTAAATGTTATCCTGAATTATTTCTTGACAGTCGCCTTTGTAGCTCTGTCCTTGCAAATATCCTTAATGTCGTCCCATTCATGCTCGTCGAGTTTCTTTTCCTCACCAGAAGAAGCACTAGAACCCTTTCGTGGTACAGCATTTCCACCGTTAGCACGCTTATAGTCGGCAGTATAGATATTTTCTGCCGTTGATACCAGTTCTGCAACATCTGCATCATCGGATATCTCCAGCTTAGAGAGTGCAGTATCGAGGAAAAAGTCGTTCAATTCAAGGTTTGCCTTGTCGAACTTATCCTTCAAACCTGCCTTTACAGACTCGATGGTTGCCTTCCTTGCAGCCTTCTTGTCTCTTTCTGCGTTAGCTTCCTTGAGGGCTTTGATTTCTTTGAGAAGCTCGTTGTATTTGTCGTCAGGATCGTCATCCTTGTCAGCCTCCTTACGCTTGCGCTCCTCTTCCTCTTCCTTCTTCTTGCGTTCAGCCTCCTCCTTGCTCTTCTTTACCTCGTCAGAGATATTCTTGTGCAAGTTGCCGTTGATACGCTTCAGACGGTTTGCTAACTTGGTAACCAACTTGGAATTTGCTTCCTCGTCATCACCGAAATCTTCCAAAACATCATCAAGTTCCTCATTGATGGTCTTTTGGCTAAGTTCTTTGAACTTGGTGGTGTCAACCTCCTTGTTCACTAATGCTAAGAGTTCCTCTCTTGTCATGTTGTTTGTTGATTTAAAATGTTATCCCGAAAGTGGTCCCTCCACCTCGAAAACGTATAAATATACCTTTTATTTTGCAAATATATGAATAAATATGCAATTATCAAAGAAAAATTGTATATTTGCAGTATTAAAATGAATATTTATGCAAAAAGACGTATTTTCAGGATTAAAATTGGATAACGGAGAACCTGTATATACGCAAGAGTATATTCAGTCTCTACGAGACACCGACAAGAAGCATCCCGACAAGCTGAAGATTATAGCTCAGCGTGGCGGACAGGAGCGCATGCTATCTATAGACGCTGATATTAAGATAGTTGGCGGCTCGCGAGGCGGACCACTTCTTGTCGATACCAAGGTTGTTACCCCATTTGGTTATAGGCGTATCGGGGATTTAAAGACAGGTGACATCATCAGTGGAACTGATGGTGGAATGCAGCGTGTCGTATATCGCAAAGACCACGGCAAACTTCCCGCTTACAAACTAAAGTTTGTAGATGGGTCTGAAGTTATTGCGTCATACGACCACCTCTGGAATGTACGTAAGACTTGCTATAGAAGTAAGAAGAGAATCATTAACGGGTTATCTATCAATGATGATTATAGGGTATGGACCACCCAGATGGTTGTTGACCACCTCGCAAAGCTGAAGACTGGCGAGATTAAAAATAGCAAGTTACTCATACCTTTGTGTGAGCCTGTAAAGTTTACTCGCTCTTGGGGAAATCGTCATTACAAACCAACGAGCTCACCTTATGTTGTGGGCGCCATACTTGGAGATGGATGTATAACCGCAAATATAAAGAATGGAAGTTATGATGCCATGCTCTGTAGCGCAGACGAAGATATCGTGAGAGAGTTCGAGAGTGCTGGCATCGATATGACTAACTATGCACAAAAACAAGGCAGTATAGCTTGTGATTACAGAATCAAGGATGAGAGATTACGTAATGATCTTGAGGGTTTAAAGCTCTACGGCTGCGACGCTTTCAATAAGTCTGTTCCCGATTTCTACAAGTTTGGCTCTATAGAGACAAGGTGGGCTATCCTTCAAGGACTTATGGATACCGATGGTACTGTGGATAAGCGTGGACATTGTACGTTTGCGACAGTCAGTGAGCAGCTTGCTAAAGACGTTAAGTTTTTAGTAAACAGCCTTGGAGGCCTTGCCACTATAAATAAGTACGAGAACCACTATACCAAGAATGGAGAGCGTATAGAGGCAAGCGATTATTATGATATTTACATCAGAATCAATCAGTCAGAACGCTTATTCCGTCTTCCACGTAAGAAGGCGCTTTGTACCGAGTACAATGGTGGAGTAAGCGAACTGGGACGAAGGATTGTTGATTTTGAATATGTAGGAGAAAAGGAGTGCTGCTGTATTGCAGTGAACAATACAAACTCTCTGTTTATGGTGGAAGACTTCATCGTCACTCACAACTCCAAATCGTTCTCATCCCTAATGGAAGTTCTGAAGGATATTAAAAATCCAGATTTTCATGCAACAATTCTTCGTAACGAAAAAGACGACTTACAATCCTTAGTGACAGACTCTTATAAATTGTTCTCCCAATTTGGAACTTACAATAAGTCACAAAATGACATGACCTGGAACTTCGATAACGGAGGATGGCTCAAATTCTCGTACTATGCTGGAGCCTATCAGGACTTCAAAACACGATTCCAGGGTCGTCAGTATGCCTATGTCTGCATCGATGAGGGTACTCAGTGTCCATACAAGAAGTTCAAGTACCTCTTAACCAACAACAGAAATGCAGCGCATATCCGAAACCGCTTCTGGATTACCTGTAACCCGGACCCGGAATCTTGGGTGAGAAAGTTCATCGACTGGTGGGTTGACGAGAATGGATACATTATACCGGAGCGAGATGGAGTTATCCGCTACTGCTTCATGGATGGTGATACTCCGGACTCAATCTACTGGGGCAACACGAGAGAAGAGGTATACGAACAGTGCAAGGGCATCATCGATAGTCTCTGGAAGGACAGCTATGAGGAGCTTGGATACACAAAGCTCGAAATGTTCATCAAGTCGGCAACATTCGTTCGCGCTGACGTATCAGAGAACATTAAGCTTATCTCTACCGATGCCTCATATCTCGCCAACCTTGCCCAACAGGACGAGGAACAGCGTATGCGAGACCTGGAAGCCAACTGGAACTGGAAGGCCGCCGGAGATGACATGATCAAGATGGAAGACCTTGATGAAATCTACGACAATGCAGAACAGATAGGAGATGGAAAACGCAGAGCTTCTGCCGATATCGCATTCACCGGAGGCGATAACTTCGTAATGTGGCTTTGGGAAGGATGGCATTGTAAAGACTTGGTTGTTCTGAGGCTAGACCCTAAGACGCTCGTTTCTGTAGTTGAGGCCAAGCTGAGAGAGTGGGGCGTTGAGGAATGCAACTTCACTTACGATATGCAGGGCATAGGTCAGTACTTCAAGGGATTTTTCAAGGATGCCGTCCCATTCAACAACCAGGCAGCACCTATCGCTAGGAATCATCAGGAAGAAGAAGGAATCAAATACCTCTATAAGGATTTGAAGTCTCAGTGCGCATGGCTGTTCTATAAGATGATAAAAGAGAAGCAGATTTCCATCGACTCGGCCCTGCTTGAAAGAAAGTATTCAGGAAACGGATTTGACAAGGTTCCTCTAAGACAGATTCTTCAGAAGGAGCGTAAGATGCTCAGACGTGACGAGAATAGCGATGATAGGGGATTCAAGCTATTACCTAAGAAGATTGCCAAGAAATATGTCGGGCATTCGCCTGACTTCTTTGAATCTTGGTTCTATGTAATGATATTCAGTTTAACAAAAAAGAAAAATAAAAAGGTAAAAGGATTATGGATGCTATCAAGGTAAATAATGTAAGGGAGCTGCTCGTAAGGAAGCCATTCTACGAGCTTACTCCTGCGGGATACATGAAGCACTCGGTTGTAAGCGACGTTGTTCCTGACTATTACGACGGAACGATGCCAGACGACACCATGTATCGCCGCATCAAGACGCAGGCAGACTTCTTGCGTGAGTACTATCCATCTGCACACAGAATAATGGACGAGAAGGAATACCCGGACATCTGGAAGTTGAACCCTGAGAATAACAGGTGGTACTGCCAGAAGATTCAGCGCACAGCCTTTGCATTCCAGCAGCTCATCCACACGAAGCATCTGCTGCACTTGACTGGGAACGATGTTCAGTTCGAGCTTGCTGATGGTGATGACTACGAGAACGAGAAGAAGGTAGAGGAGAATCAGAAGACCCTCGATGTATTCAAGAAGGGTTGGCTTATGCACGACATGGAGATTCGCTTCTTTGAAGCCGTAAGTGCATATCTGAAGGTTGCAGAATGTGCAATCGTTGGTTTCTTCGATGAAAAGAAGAAATTCTGCACACGAACACTCTCTTATGATCGAGGAGATATCCTGTACCCTCACGTCGATTCACTCACTGGCGACCTTTTGTGCTTTGCCAGGAAGTACTACGACTACGACGATGAGGGCAACGAGAAGACCGAATATGTCGAGGCTTGGGATAACCGGAAGTTCTACCGCTTCAAGAAGGCTGTCAAGTCAGGAAAGGTGAAAGAGGTAATGACGAAGATTGCAAGGATTTTCGGAATTGACGACTACACCCTTATTGAAGAGAAGGACCACGGCTTCCAATTCGTACCGGTAGCCTATGCACGTAACGACAACGGACCTTGTTGGTTTATGGTTCAGAAGAACATCGAGGACTACGAGGAGGCATTCTCATATCTCTGCGAGAACAACAAGGCATACGCTTTCCCTATTCTTACACTCACAGGTGATGGCGAGGATATTTCTATAACTGGAGACGATATGACCGGCTCTGCGAAGACAATCATGATTACCGACACTAATGGCAAGGCTGAGTTCCTGAATGGCACGGATGCCTCTGTAGCCTTCGCAACACAGCTCAACAAGTCGTATGACCTCATCTATGAGCTGTCGTTCACCGTGAAGCCACCTGAGTTGAAGTCCGGTGACCTCCCAGGTGTAGCCATCAAGCTTCTCTATTCTCCTGCACTGGAGGTTGCAATGAACGACGCACAGGAGTTGCAGCCATTCCTGGATAAGATTCTCCGCATCTGTCAGTTCGGCATCGGTACTGATGAAAACTGCGTCGCTACAATGTCTGGGCTTCCAATCAATGCGTGGATAAAATGTTATGTGCATAGCAACTCCCAAGAGCAAATCAACAATCTTGCGACTGCTGTACAGAATGGCTTTATCTCAAAACAGACAGCTTCAGAACGCTGCCCAGAGTATCCAAAGACGGCAGAATACGAGCGCATAATGAGGGAAAAGAAAGATGAACAGCAACAGGATCTCCTCATCGAACTCCAAAAGCAGGATAACCAGACAGAGAATGCTATTGAAGAGGAAAGAGCTACAGCTAGCATCCAGGGAGGTAAAGGAAACGTACGTACTGGAAACGGCAGAAAAGCCGGAAGACCTGACGAAGGGAAAAACACGGATAAGTGGGGGAATCAACCATCAGAGAATAACTGGAAAAAGTATAATCAGACTCATTAACACGTATTTTTAACGTCGTTCTATAGTAGGCGTTTTTGGTACAGATGTTATATGCTATATTTTTCGCATTTTTGTAGAGAGGATAGGCAGGAGTAGCTACCTGCCGACAAGGGTAACTCGATAGCCCTTCCTCTCTTTTAAATTATCGGGGCAAATTTTAAATATCGAGTTCATGAATATACCAAAAGTTAATTCTGAGCGATGGTTGTCGCTCGAAGATTTGGAGGGCGAGGTCTGGAAGATTATTCCGCGCCTTAATAGCAATTATGCCGTCAGTAACTATGGAAGAGTAAAATCACTCTCACGTTCCATCCATCAGGAATACAGAAACATAACGAGAATAACTCAAACAAGAATCCTTAGGCTTACAAAAACGCCATACGGATACTTGTCTTGCAGACCTCTGGTCGATGGAAAATTAGGAAATGAGAGAGTTCATCGCCTGGTTGCAGAAGCCTTTATTCCTAATCCTGGTAAATTTCCTATCATAAACCATAAGGATGAAGATAAGATGAATAACGTTGTATCAAATCTCGAATGGTGTACAAGAAAGTACAATTCCAACTATGGAACATGCCAGGAAAGGCGCGCTGCATCATTATCAAAAGCAATGGCAGAAAAGTCGGAAATTATAAACCAGTATGATCTTGAAGGAAATTACATTCAAAGTTTTCAAGGCAAAAGAGATATCATTAGAGCCGGACTTCGATACGAAACTGTAAGAAGATGCTGTAATCACAAACAGAAGACTTCGGAAGGTTTTGTATACAGATTCGACGGAGAAGAGTTTTCACTAGAGCCGGATAAGTCTATGATTGGTGTTGGTGCAAAAGCAATTTTATGCTTCGATATGAGTGGAAATCTGTTGCATTCGTATCAAAGCGCCAGAGATGCGAGCCTTGCAATTAAAGGCTTTGATGGCATTTTGCCAGGAATAAGCAGATGTTGTAGAGGAGAGCGGCCTTCCGCTTACGGCTATAAATGGAGGTATGCAAATGGATAATGAGTTAAAACGTTCTGTCGATTACAGCAGGAAGCGCTTGCAGGCAATCCGAAACTGCGAGGACCATGTTGCTGATATTCTCTGGAAATCGACACAGAAGATAATTACCGCAAGTAAGCGATACAGAGGTGCGGGCAGGCTCACAAACGAGTCAGCCCTGCTCTCTTATGCCAAGAATGTTACTGCTGAGGCAGAGGAGAGTATCAATAGCTACATCTCTGCTTACTCCAAGGCTTCATGCAAGATTCTCGGGATTGACAGCGAGAACATAGAATCATTTCTCGTCAGCGACATCTACGGAAAGACGACATCCGAAAGAAACGCTGTCTATCTCGGAAACTTTGCAGAAGATATTGTAAGGATGATCAAGGCAGGAACCTTGATTGGATATTCTGAACAGCAGCTCCTGTCTTCCATCCGCACAGGCTACAAGGACCCATATCACACATCAGTCATCACCAAAGCGAAGAGAAAGGATATCAACATCGATGTTCCTTCTTACGGAAAGGGCTATTACAGAAACGCCTATCAGAATATCGTAAGAAATGCTTCTCAAGTGATTGCTTTGGCGTGGGGACAGGCAGAGCAGGAGTATGGGCAGGAGAATAAGGCTATCGGGTTCTACGTCAAGAGAGGAAGCAGTTATCCGTGCGACATTTGTCAAAATGAAGCCGACGCTGGCATCCATTCTTTCAAAGACCCATATCCGCCATTTCACGTTTCGTGTTGTTGCTACACAGTATTTGCATTCAAGGATAATAAAAAGAAATAAGATTATGATTGAAGAAACAAAAGGATACACGTTATCCGTCGATACGTACAAGAAGGCGAAGGCTCTCAAGATGAAAGACCCTCGCTATTACATCTACGCCAGCCTCCGCGGTTCTGGCATGTCCGTCCGTGACAGTTGGGCCATCGCATTCCAAGGAGAAGGAATAGGTGTGTGGGAGAAATCTTTCCTCGAAAACGAGATGAACAAGCTCGAATCCCAGGAGTCCGTCCAGAAGAGAATCGCAGAGGTGCAGGGCAAGAAAGCGAAGAACGAGAATAGCGACGAACTTACACAGGAGGAGCTTATTAAGGCTACCTCAAAGGAAGAGATTCTGAGAAACCTCGTTATAGCTCAGCGAAAGCAGAAATTTGGCTCTCCAGAGTGGCAAAAGACGACAGCCATGATAGCAGACTATTCTAAGATTAAGCAGGACGAGATTGATACGGAAAATAATGTGATTCATTATTTCATCCCTCTGTCTATGCCTCGATGCTGTGAGGACTGCATTATCTTCAAAAATGGCCAGGCGACCTTCCAAAAGAAGAAGAAATAGTTAAATTCGTGTTAAAATCCGCTTTCTTGACAAGTGATAGCGGATTTTTTCGTACTTTTGCAGTGCTACAATATCACGGCGTATGGTCGTCCGCAGGGCATCGGTTAATGCCCAATATACAAAGTGGGCATTTTATATACCCACCATACATTTTAGAAGAACGTTTACGATAGCCATAATTGGCTTTCGACTAAATATAAGATATAGCGGTCTCTCTATTTGCGTAACATATATAACTGCGTGACGCAGTCGTGGTGTTGTAGCAGCGCAAATGGGAGGCCGCTTTCCTTTTTGATAAACTCTCCCTATGTTTTTAATGCTACAACACAATGAAAAATCAAAACATTGCTGTAAGAGAGATTAGTATTGTCAGCCGTTCCAACTTTATGGGACAGGAGGTTGATGTGTATGGAACCGCTGAAGAGCCATTGTTCTTGGCTAAGGATGTCGCTAAATGGATAGAGCACTCCGATGTCTCAATGATGCTACGAAACGTTGATGACGACGAGAAGGAGTCTCATACCAATCCAAACAATGTTTGTGGTGGTCAGAATGCTTGGTTCTTAACAGAGAATGGTATGTACGAGGTATTGATGCAGAGCCGCAAGCCTATCGCCAAGCAGTTCAAGAAGGGTGTCAAGGACATATTGAAGACTATCCGTAGAACCGGTGAGTTCAAGGCACAGCCTCAGCAGTCTCCATCTCAGCCAAAGCTCTCTGACAAGATTCAGGCAGCTAAGTTCCTCGCCAAGTTCCTCAACCTCAACGACGCATCCAAGCTTCAGATTGCAAAGACAATCGCTGACCCTCTCGGATTGCCGACACCGGACTACGTGATGGACGAGAAGACTGTCCACGCAGCGAAGGACCTGCTCGCAACCCACAAGGTCAAGATGTCATCGGCAGAGTTCAACAAGATTCTCGTATCAAAGGGAATCGTGGAGAGAATGACCCGTCCTGGCAAGGGCGGCAAGACTCATTCATGGGTAGTCATTCCGGAGAAGTATGAGAAGTTCGGTCAGAACGCCCGTAATCCTCACGCACAGAACCAGACACAGGCACTCTGGTATGACAACAAGTTCTCTGAACTCTTAGCTCTTGCAGGAATCCAGGAGGGAAAGGAGGAAGAGAGCCATGACTAATCCAGGTATCAACACAATCCTCCAGAAGATGAATGAGCTTCAGAATGAGTTCTTCAAGACGCAGGGTCAGATAAAAGGCAGAGATTCGTCCGGAGTACACGACAATCCAGACCTGTACGCCAACATCGGCAGCGAGTTCTGCAAGGGCTATGAAATGATGGCTGATGCCGTAGGCCTTCTTGCTCTTAATGACATAAAGAGCAAAACTCGCATGCTCTAGTGTTAAATTCGTGTTAAAGTAACTTTGTTTTACTAGAATTTCAGCAAAACCAAGTACCTTTGCAGGCGAATAAATGTTCACAGATTCTTTCTGCGAATCATAATTCAAATTTTTTTTGGTTAGATGGGTGGTGTCTTCACAGATACCACCCATCATTTTTATATATATAAAGTAGAAGAAAAATATAAATTCAATCAGGGATACTTCTCTCCAGTGATGAGCTCAAGCGCAATTCGCACCTGATCTTCAAGCATATCGTCATTAAACGTAGGAAGAACACCGTATGATGGCAGTTTCTTCGTCTCTGCGGCCTCCAAAATGAACTGGAGTGCCTGTACTAGGGAAGTATGGTCTTGAACGACCTCAAGCAATTTATCGCTCATCCTTGCCTCCTTCCTTCTTAATCTGTTCTGCCATCTCAAGAATAGTCTCGGCGTGCTTGTCTCGGTCGATGACCTCCTGAACTGCCTCATCGCTTTCTTTGCGAAGCTGCTCTTCAGTCTTCCCCTCGTCGGCAGCAGCGTTTCTTCTTGCAGCCTCACGAGCAAGGTATTCGTCACGAAGCTTCAACTTACCTGCCGTGTATTCTGCATCGCCAGGCAATGATGTATCCGCATACATAAGCTGGGCAAATGCCTCGATGATGTTTCCATCATCCTTGGAGAACTCATAATGGTCTCCTACGGCCACAGGAACACATTCATCGAGCGCAGCGTACATAGATGTACCGATAGAGTACTCAATTCCCCATGTGCCGGCAATGTTCGCAATCTTGATGAAAGGCAGCGAGCCTCTCTGTAAATGCTTCTTGATATCAGCAGGGATATCCTCTCTGAGTGAAGCAACTTCTTTCTTAGACAAGCTCTTGCTGAACTTCAGTGCTGTGAAGTGTCTTGTCTTGATAGTCTTTCCAAATGGTAACGCCATGATAACAATATTTTAAAGTTCAACTTTTATTTCCTTATACTCGAAATCTGTGCAAGCATAATCATCTCCCGAAACGTCTCTCCAGAAGCGTTCTTCTTTACACGTCCCGTTATCAAAGAAGAAACAATCCTTGCAAGTGTAATCAGTCTGTCCCATGTTCCGTACGTTTTTATCCAAACTTAAATATATAACCACCTACATGAGAATACTTATTAGAGCCATTACACATTCCGCTAATGTTTCCCATACTGAAACCTGTTCTTCTAGCCGCATCATGCACGCTACAGAACGTTTCTATTTCTTTACCATCAAGAGAAAACATTTTCACACATTTCCCTTTTTTGGGGTGACGATGTTGGTAATCAGATATTTTTGTATTTCTGTTACCATAGTTTGCGTTATATTTAACATCGCACCATTCGAGATTTTCAACACTATTATTGTGCTTATTTTCGTCAATATGGTTTATTTGGGGTAATGTGCTATCCCCTAAGAACGTCTTAATCACAAGACGATGGACATATACGCTCTTCTTTTCACCGTTATCATAAATGATACAGCATCTTAAATATCCGTCTTTATTTTCCGATTGCTTTAGGATCTTTCCCTTCACAAACACGACATCATCCTTTCTATTTTTTCTCTTACGCGAAGAATATCTATCCGATGTTCTTACTCTTCCTAGAGAAGAAACGTAATAGTTGCTGCATCCATTTATCAACTTCCATTGTTCGTATGGAAGAGTGTCATCTATTCTATTTTTTCCATATTTCTTCCATTTAATTTATTTATTTCGTCATTAATATAAAAAATTGCCTTACGCAAGTCCTCGATGCGCTTCTCGGTCTTGGTCTTGTTGCCATCCACCTTATCCTTACGCAGGAGATACTTGATAGCGTTCCCTGTATTGAAGTCAAGGTGTCTGCAAATATCCAAAGGCTCAACACCACACAAATCCTTCAGCCACGCATAATGGGAAGGATGAGATACTTGTTCTGCCTTTTTGTCTGTAAATTCGTTTGCGAAGGCGGAAACCTTCGCTAATTTATCCGTATCCACATCAATGGATTCATTTCTTTTAGGGCATGATATTTCACACCATCCACCAACCATATCAACGACCTTAATTTCAAAGGAGTCACATATGTTGTTAGGGTCTATATTCTCGATAAATCCAGAACCAGTAATACTTTCCAAATCAACCTTCCTAATCTGCAGGACAGACCCTATCTTAATATCTTCTATTCTAATCATAAGCTATTCCTCCTTATCTTTTAGTTCAACGAAATCTCCAATGCCCAAACGAGCCTTGTTGATGCAAGATGCAATCCATCCCAGAAGATAGGCAGATGGTTCGCCGCCATGCTTCATATCAATAGCATCCTCGATGGCATCGCAGGCATGAGAAGCCTCGTGACAACAAACTCCCATTCTCATAGAATCCTTGCTTGTAAAATTAATAAACGAGCAAAGTTTCTTATTCGCCTTTTCCCTAACTTCATCGTAGGTTATTGCGTCAGAATTGGAGAAATCAACCTTCAAAACCTCGCCTTTTCTACCTTCAAAACACTTGTTAGCGTCCTCTTGGTTCATTCCAATAGCGACACATAACATTCTTGGATAGATAACAGGGTCGTATTCGTAATATCCTTTCTTCTTCATATTCTCAACTATTTCTTGTTATACTTGTGCCCGCAGTGGAACATATTGCACAGATTGCGCCTGTAGACCGTCATTCCCTGCTCGATGAGCTTCGGGTGAGTCTTCAGGAACTCCCAAGCATCATCCTCAGTCTCGTATGCGACCTTCGCCTTCCATGAATGAACCTTCTTAGTCCAATGCTCCGGATCCGGCTTGAACGGCGGAACCTTGTTCGGATTGTGATGTCTTCTCATACCTACCACTTTATAAATCTTGTTCTACGGATTCTATCCCAATTATCATGGATTTTATCCTGGACCTCCTGCGCCTTTTCGAACATTTCACGTATCTGCTCAAATCTAAAAACTAACAGATCTTCACAAGAAGCTTTCCACATCTTCTCCAGCCACTCGTTATTGAGGCGTTCAATGGTTTTCCTGATTCTGTCGCCGTAGAGGATTTCGAGCAGCAGCTTGTCAAAACCACCTTCCGGCTCAAAGCTCACGTCAAGCGTGATGCTGTGATCCTTGTATCGGCAAGACGACATCTTGATACCAGACTCGAACGCTTTGTCCACAACATTATGAATAGATCCGCGAATTCTGTCACCATCCATAAAGGCATCGGATATACAAAACATAAGTTTTTCTCCCATAAGCTACAAACATTTAAATGAAACACTATTCAACGTCCTGTTCACCGCAATCTCCCTCTCGTTACACATGGTCCTCATGCACTCCAGGGCATCCTCGCGTACAGCAGTCATAATCTCGCTCATCGAAGCGGTGGCCGGAACAATATTCCCGTCAGCCTTCTTCTTCGTGATACAGGAGATAATCTCCTTGATGTATTCCTTGTCTATCATAGAAATCCGTTTTAATGGTGGTCGCCGACCGTGGAAGGGGCTCGAACCTCCCGTCTGCCCGGACTTATGCCCGAAGGCATGTCCCACCGCCCTGCGGCCACCGGTTTCTTTAATCATCAGGCTGAATGAAGCTCTCCGGCTGCTTGATGTCCTCCTCACCACGCAATTTATTCTTCACGTCATTGATTAGAAGCTCCTGCTTCAGGTCAATCATCTGTGCGCCGTAAACCTGATAGGTCATTCCGCCCTGCGACCTCTTCTTGAAGAACCGGTACTTTTCGCTCATGTCCCTTCCGAACTTCTGGATGGTAGGGATTTCCCTATCCTCGACATCGTTGGCCTTGCAGAACTCCACGAACCTCTCATAAAGGTCTTTCGCAAGGATCCACTCCGAAATCTCGCCCCTCGCCTCTGGGCTGTACCTCATTCCGTACGCCCTTATCCAGGCATAGACAGGATTGCTTCCGAGAAGGGAGATGAGCAGCTGTCTCCTGCTTCCCTCAGCCGCAGGGAACCGGTACTTCCTCTTCCTCAGCTCCATCGCACCACGGAATATCCAGTTGAACACTCCGCTCAGCTCCTCACGGATGATCTTGCTGGCAAGCTCCGGGTCCTGCCTCTCCTTGGAGATTGTCACGTCGAAGCTCACGTACTGCAAGCGCCTGATGAATCCGAGCGATGCGTCATCGGGGAACGGAAGCTCGTTGAGGTTGAAGATGAGGTAGGGGATTGAGTTTCCCTCAAGGATATCCTTTCCGAGCTTTCTCATCGGTACAGGCTCGCCGCTCACGAGTCTCTTGAACATTCCGGTGTTCTTCTTTCCGAACTTCTTCGGATCAGAATCGGAAGACCAGTTGAAGATGGCGTTCCTGATAGGATACCTTCCCCTCATTCCTTCGTCTCCGTCGGCAGTGAGGTCGGCGTAGTCCATCTTGCTTATCCTGTCCTTACCAAATATGTTGCAGGCAACGTCGAAGATGACACTCTTTCCGTTGGCTCCCGTACCTATAAGGAGAAGGCAGAGCTCAACCTTCGACGACTCCTTTCCCTCATACGGATTGTACGCCGTACCTCTCTGTATCAGTCCCAGTCCGAGGAACATCTGTAGGATCATCCTCGATGTCCTGTCAGGAAGAACCTCATGAATGAAGTTCAGCCACCTGTCACACCTCGCCTTCGGATTGTAGTCGTAGGGATGATAGTACGTGACGTGGTACTCGGGAGAGAATGGCATTACCCTCGGATACTGCAATCCGCTTCCGAAGTCAACCACTCCGTTGGCGAATGCGACGATATCAAAGGTCGGTCTCAGGATATTATAGCACTCTATCACGTCAATGAATGACTTGTTCATCACCGTACTGATTCCGAGCATCGGAGCCATTGTCAGGTCGAGAAGCAACAGCTGGTAAGCCTGTTCCAGGACAATCTTCGGAACCGCCTCGTATATCTTTCCGTTGAACATGTAGTACGAACCTCCGTAGTACTTCACCGGAGCCTTCTTCGCAAGCATCCTCATCGACCTGATAAAGGAGGACTTCATCTTGTTGTACTTTTCCGAATTCGCCTTGCCCCAGTCCTGACCCCTCAGCATATCGAAACCGTACTCTTCACGCCTCGAAAGCTCTAGGAGCTGGGTATGCAACGTGTCTATAGCTATACCATTTTCCATTTATGCACAATAATAACATTAATTTTCCGTTATTGTGTAGGGTTAACCCCGATAAACAGGGGCTTTCAGAAAGATATACACGTCTCTGATCACCCTTACAACAAGTCGACTCTATAATAATACGACAATACAAAGATACGAAAAATATAATGAATATATCCTATAACCATAGTAAATAAAGGATATAAATATACATTATAGTAGTACATTTAATGAATAATAGATATACATTTATGGTTTTGCTCACCAAAGTAAGGATTAATGTTGCCAAATGTTAAAAATAGGTGAGCGTATGAATATGCACAAATATACTTTCGATAGTAAAAGTAATTAAACCTTACAAGAAGGTTGAAAAATCGGAAGAAAAAATTTTTAGATGAGGTGACTACCGCGCTGATTTGGGGCTGCAAAGGGGGTGTGGGGGTCTTTATTCAAAATATATTACATTTGCCGTTGGTTTATATAGTATAAACGAACGTGAAACACTTATTTTAATACATTTTAAGAATGTTGGTTTATATTATAAACTAAAACGTTGTAACTATTTGAATATCAACCATTTACAATGTATTTTAATTCTCTATTTTGCATAAATATCCACCGTGAAACACAAAAGATTATTACATATTACTTGACCCAAAAATTATTTACCATATTTATTCTTGCATAAATATTCTGTGTTTAACATATTAAAGGAATATTGACTAAAATAACAAAATAATATTACATATATAGTTAAAATTATATATCATTAACTGACACTTTGACAGTTGTAACTATCTGATTATTAGCTAGTTACACGTTTGTAAAGATTAATGTTCATTAACTTAAAAAGGTTATAAATTTAACAAATACTGACACGTTACGCCTTATAACGTATTGATTATTAGGTAGTTACATTTTGCCATTTTGGCAGATGAGTTAAAATATTATAACATTAACATAAAATCACAAATACTGCCAAATAGTGGAATTATTACAAGCTTTATAACTAACTGATAGTAAGTTACTTACAAGATGTTAAATGTATAAATAGTCTATTTTTTAAACAGGTTGTTTGGCACTACCTTTGCAGTTATGTAGGTACAAAGGGATTTTCCTTTGCAACCATTTAATACAAATAGACAATGGACAAAGAGATTAAAGGTGCTCAAGGTTACGAGCACAAGAGCACGAAGGTAGCTGGTTACGTTGGCGAGTGCAAAAAAAGTGCGGTATTATCGCAGAGTTTAGACGTACTTAATAGCTACAGAAAGAAATTGCTTTCTGAAACTACAGATTGCGAGTTAGTGGCAGCTAAGAAAGAATTAGAGAGTGCACGTACAAAGTATAATAAGCTAGCAACTAAATACGTTCTAGCAGATACGGCATATTGCAATCTCCAAACAGAGTGTGTACGTACAGCTGTTAGTGAGTTTTCACGCACACACAATTTACCTAATTTCTTTGCGTGGTTCGATAACAACGGCAAAGATAAGCAAACTAGTATCATAGATAGTTTGCAGCGCTTAGGTAGTAAGTTGTCAGATTTGCACCACAAATTTGCGGACGGCGCAAAGGTAGCTAGAAAGAAAACTGAGAGTATCACCGATTTGCAGAAACAAATCGCAGAGCTACAGGCAAAACTAGCAGAAGCACAAAAGTAAGTAAACTAGATAGGTAGCAAAAAACTACCTATCTTTTATCCCTACATTTTCCCCACTGACTATCTAGCAGGTAGCCAGTGGGAAATTTACACCGTACAAATTCCGTGCGGTGCGGATCGTCGTATCCTTATTTTTCCCACACGATTTTGGAAACCTTGTCGTGGTGTGTGGGCTTAACTCAGAGAGAGAATTTATTCTCCCTCAGGGGACTAATTGCCAAAATTCTAGAGAAGTATCTCAGCAAATCGAGAGTGCGAGAGGCACACCGAGATGGGAGAGAGTAACGTGTTACTCAGAGACATCCATCCGAGAGATACGCAAAAATTCCTGGCGTGAGCGTCGAATGAGATGAGACGGCACGACGGCTAGGGAATTTGTATCATCTAGCGAGATGAGAGTTTTAGAAAGAAATCATAATTCATATTCTACCGGTTTGGAATTGTCCGGTCGGGCTGGTTACCCGAGAATCAATTGTGTGTGCAATCACGATTTGCAGCGTATCAAGGCGCACACTATCCACGCTGACTGAAAGCGGTTGCTTGTCATCCGTGCGAGATTTATCTCCTCAGAAATAAACAAGCTGCTGGCAGAAGCATAAAATCTGTAGGGTGTGAGCCACGTAGTTAAGACAATAATGATAAAACGTGGTGCAAAGATGCACATCCTGGCTAACGGGGCGGGGAGAAATCTCCGCTCTACAATTATGAACCATTTTAAAATTAGAATTATGAAAAAGATATACACGTATTATCAGACAAACGAGGTTAATATTCTTGGTGGTTACATGACATACTCCACATTATCGGAGGCTTTTGATGCTCTTAATCCTGAGTGTGGCGTGAACACTATCACCGCCGTTACTATGGCAAACTCGGAGTGGTGGAACAATGGCAAATACACCGGTTATTTGAGTGAAGTTTTGTCTATGGGCGTAATTTACAGTGCCTAAAATTTCCCTACACTTGTAGGGAACAATAACCAAATTATTAGAATTATGAGTACGATGAGAATTAAATGCCTCGATATGAAAGAGGTTGAGAGTATCATTGCAGATGCTCAGGAGATTTTAAGTCACGTAGAATTCGGGTCTTTGCAGAATGGTGTGCTTACATTATTCTGCGTGTTGTGAGCCTAAAATCCGTAGCCAGTACGATAATTGTCGTGTGTGGCTACGGAACAATTACCAAAAAAAATAGGATTATGAAAGCAAGACAGATTATTTATTCAAGTACGATAATTGTGCTTGGATTTATTCAGAGTGTTCCTGCTCTGTTGTGTTTAGCAAGTACGAATATTGCCATTATTCTGCTTGGAATATTTTGGGGAATTGTGCTTGGAATATTCTGGAGCAGTACGATAATTGGCAGGTGGTTCTTCCGCGAGCTGTGGCGATCCACGCTCCGCTTGGAAAGTTTCGTACTGCCTGGAGCGTGAGAGATTTGGAAAGTACGAAAATTGTGCTTGGAAACATTTAGCTAAATTCTGCTTGGAGAAATCCAGGCAGTACGATAATATAACCAATTAAATTACAGAATTATGAAGAAGAATATTTTCGTGACATTATTTATTGTAGTGTGCTTTGCGTTGTTTGTAGTATCAATTACTCTGTATAATTGTCACAGAGCAAACGTGATGCTGAGAAAGACGGTTATCAGCCAGGCGAACGAGATTTCAGAGCTTAACGCCAGTTACACAGCAGAGGGACCTACAATGTTCGTAGGTCTCAGAAAGTAGCTAAATCTGAGAGGAGTTCCCGCTCCTCTCTTCTATTAACCAAAATATTAGAGAAATATGGATAGAATATTAAAGCAAGATTTGAGCAAGAATGAGGTTATCGACCTCTTGCGTGGAATGGACGCAGAGGAAGTTGATGGCAATTTCTCTGTACGCCGTGTCCTGATTAATACACAGGCGTGTGACGTATTCGGCGGAGAACATGAGGATTCTTATCCTCTCATCCCTGGTACGTACATGGCATTGTATTACAAGAGTATTGACGGAGACCCATATCCGTTCTTTGAGAGAATATGCGAAAGCATAATGAATGACGAGAACAAGTGCCAGACTCTCCAGAATGGCGATGGTGTTATTATGATTTTCATGCTCAACAAGTACGAGTAGCCAAAAATGTGCTCAGGCATTTTCCTGGGCATACTATGTAGAACCATTAAACAAATTGAATTATGCAAGACAGAAAATCACAAAAGAGCTTCGAACGTGCATTGCTCCACGAGATGGAGAAAATTAAAATTGCTGCACGCCAGTGGCACAACAACAACACTAGAGGCTACAGAGATTTCCGTAGCAAGGAGACTATCTCCGAGAGCTTTGCTGAGATAGCAGTGCTGTGCATGGGCTAAAATGTGCGTGGCATTTGTCACGCATACTATTCACCAATATTTTAAGATTATGAAGAAAGTAGAAAATCCCAAGTGGGAAGAGTGCAGAGATTATCTGCGCAGTAAGATTCTGCCTAGATTGCAGGAGATGCAGCGTGACTTGTTTGGTAACGAGAAGCTGATCTTCGAGATAAGCGTGGGCAAAAAAGGAGAATATATTTCCGTGTATACAAATGTTTCCGCCGTTGATGCCCTTTATCTAAATCTGTCCTGCGTAGATAGCCGTGAGGAAATTGATTCCGAGTTAGCAGATCTCACGGATTTCATCAAGGAGCACACAGCCTGAATTTGAGGGAGTTATTTCTCCCTCTCCTATAAACCAAAAATGTAGAATTATGAGTAAATGGGTACAATTTTATCACAAGATTAACAAGTTTGACCTTGTGAACATGAAATTTAAAGATGATTTCAGTATCGTGGAAATGGTGGGTATGGATTCTATCTTGCCAGTTGACGGCAGATGGAATATGTCATCCATACGTGCTGCGATACAGAAGAAAATCGAGAGGATGAAGAATTTCGATGATTTTGATCCCTGTGCATTCTCCATTCTCACCGGCAGTTCTATCCTGAATGCTTCAGAATCTCCGCTGTACAATCTCTAGCCAGAACTGGGCAGTACGATAATGTGCTGCCTGCTATTAACCAAAACAGAATATATTATGACAGCAGAAGAAAAGACTCAGCTAGAGAAGCTTGTAGAGAAGTATTTGAAAGAAGACGCATACAAACCACGAGGATGGGGAGAGAGAGCCGCAAGGGATTTCCACAGTGCCTTAAATTGCGAGTGGCTTCTTACGTACAGCTTTAGACCAGACCCGGCGTAGTTATTTGCTACGCCTCCAATTATTAACCAAATCAAAATCAGAATTATGACAGACGGAGACAGAAGATTCCTTGCAAGGCTCGTAGCGAGTCACAAGGCGGTTATCAGCGAGGAGTGTGCGAGAAAGAAACTCGACAAGAGCGAGTATTTCAGACGTACGGCACGAGTGGACAGAAAAGCTCAGGAGATCGAGCGTGCCTATATGCGCCCTCGCAAATTCTAGCCAAACATTCTGTGCAGCCTATCTGCGCAGAAACCATGTTAAACCAAAAATACAATAGATATGGAGTATATAAAGAGAACAGAGAACAATACGCGCGTTGACGTGTATTTCGAGCCAGAAAAGTACGTGTTCATTAACACATTCCACGGATGTGTGGCAGTTGCGAGAAGAGAAGGACTCGTTGAGTTCACTAATGACGGAAACGAGGCTCACGTCAAGTTCAAGGTCGAGAAGACGAGATGCACCATCAGTAAGAGAACTATAGATGACGTCATCCACAAGATGGAGAGCAGATACATGAGCACAATCGTTGAGTATGAATGGGAGGAGGTTGACGGAGATAACCTGCCTTATGCTGTGAGCGTGAAAGTAGAGGAGCGCTAAGCCAAAAATCCTGCGTGGAGACACGTAGGTACAATTATTAACTAAATATTCAAAGAATATGAGCAAAAGTATAGAATCTATGTTGTGGGAGTTTATTATCGACAATAATATCGCCACAGAATCCGAGCTTCAACTTGTCACGAGCATCAATGGCTGGACTGAAGAGACAATGAACGATGTAATTTACGCTAAAAAAGGACTTCGTAACTACGAGCAGTGTACGTCTGAAGGTTATACCGGCACAGATGAGCTGGACAGCTATTATTGCCTTGACGAAGAAGAAGGCTATGAAGACGAAGAAGAGTAAGAGGATGAAGATGAAGAAGAGTAGTATTTGCCTAAAAAGGTGCGCCCATGTCTGAGCGTGCCTTCTATTGTTTAACCAAGATAAATTATTTGAATTATGGCGAATAAATATCAGATCACAAACCAGAAGCAGCTTCGTGAAGCATTCTGGCAGTTTTGCGACGAGTGTGGTATCGACTACACTGGCAAGAAGACAAAGTTCAACCTTGACTTGAACATGACTTTCAATGACTGGAAGGACGGGCTACGGAAAGATGGTGTAATAAGCGACAAGCTTTGTTTCAGAGCTCTTCTGTATTAAGCCAAAACAATCCTCACTCTCACGGGTGGGGATTTCTATTAACCAATACAGATTGAATATGATTAAAATTGAGATTACGAGAGCCGGTATGGACGAGAAATGCCCGTACCCGAAGTTCAGCAAATTGCTGGCAAAAGGCTACATAATGTGCCATCGCTGCAAGTATTGTGATGAAATTATCGGCGAGACAGAAATAATGTGTAATTATAATTAATTCGCCTTATGAAAGAAATCTATATTTTATACAAATGTGACAGCTGGCACTCCTCAAATAGTATGGAGGTGGTATTTGTAGGAAGTTCTGTAGAAAAATGCTGTTGGGCGGCGCATTGGAAAGGCGCGACTAACGAGCAGGTAAGACAGCTGAGAGATATTATGCAGTCGCAGTGTACGAGCAATCGAGACTACGAGTTTCTGATAGAACACTGGAATATCGACAAGCTCTAAGCCAAACATTTCCCAATTCTGTAGCAGGAATTGGGATTTCTATTAACCAAAGATTACAGAATTATGAGTGAATTAGAGAAAATCCTGAATGACGATTTGCTGAAGTGTGAAATCGTAGAATCGGTAGAGAATGCTGCAAGGCGTGTGGATCTTATTAAATGGACGCACGACAATACATTCTCAGTAGCTGAAGTGAACAAGGATACCGGTAAGTTAGAGGTTACAGATGTTCCAGAGACAGATGAGCTTAAAGCGTACAAGCATTTCTACAGAAAATGTGGCGATATCGCCATAATTAGCTAAAACTCCCCACGATAATGTGGGGAACCATTATGAACCATTTAAAAATAGAATTATGGCAAAGAAAATTTATGCGCTCTATCGCACAGACAACTGGCATACATACGATAGCCGCGAATTACTTGTTTTAGCAGGTAGTATCAGAAGATGTTGTAAGGTAGCCAAGGACGATGGAGCAACAAAAGAGCAGATTAAGGATTTGCGTGGTTACCGCCATCAATCCCAGTGTACAAACGGAACCGATTACGAGTACGACATTGATGAGTACACGCTCAACGAGAGTTTAATCAACTAAAAATCCCTCTTCGGAGGGAACTATTATGAACCATTAAACAGATGAATTATGGAAAAGAATATTGTAGAAGTTGTTATGAACAACAAGGGTGAAGTTATCGAGAAAGTAGCCGATTATATCGGTGTAAAAAGCTTTGCCGCGGTAATCGAGAGTCTCTATCGTGAGTGTCTCGAAAATTTCGATGACGCAGAGGATCTAGAAGAATACATTGCCGATATATTCGAAAAGAATATCCAGTCTCTTGCGTGGGAGTTTACCCATAAGGCAAACAGAGAGATGAAGAAATATCTCCATCTTAATGACCAGCACATGGATGGTAATTTTGCCAATCTTTGCGAGGACTACCCTAAGCACAGAACAGGTGTGTGGTGGGCATCAGACTACGATGGCGACGATTACTACGATTTTTACCCTCAGATGGTAGCCCGACTTGATTCCGCAGAGGACAGCGAGCAGGCGAACGAGGACAGAGCGTACCTAGAGGAATGGTATTTCAAGGCGTTCGGCACGTACAACATCAAGTACAATTTCTCGAACGAGCTTGAAGAGGTTCACTCCATGATGGAGGAAGATTATGAGGAAGCCTAACAATATCCCCTAGCATGGGGATATTCAATGTTTAACCATTTAAATAATTAGATTATGGAATTTAGAAAAGGAATTATCTACGCAGGGCTTGTTCCTGTAGTAGGCGGCATGATGTGGGTTTCAATAACGCCAGACGCTTCTGATTCGGTTCATTTCTGGAAGAAGAAGCAGTGTGAACAGTATATCCGCAAGAATTTCTCGGGAGAAGAGAAGAAATATCTCCTCTCTCAGCTGAAAGAAGAGAAAAGAAGAGCGAAGATATACTCATGGGCAAGACTTTAAAACCTACGATCATGAAGCAGGTAATAGTAAGACTCAAGGGAGATTTCTACAGCATGAATACATATTGTAGTACTCTGAAGGAATTTTTAGAAAAGAGAAACCTGAAGCGCTCTGATGTTGCAGAGTGGTGGAAGGAGTAGCCTAACCAAGGGGAGCTTGCATGCTCCTCTTCTATCAACCAAAATACAAAGAATTATGAAATTGAGACTTTATCACGACACAAGAAAGAAGTTCCGTTTCTGTGTTGACGCATGGACCATTTACGTTCCTTACCCGAAGTGGTTACGTAAAGAGCGTTATGACGCAAAAGGAATTTACCTAGGTTGTTCTCCTACGGAGTATGGGATGATTAGGTGTTGCTGGTGCGAGGACGAAATTACGATTACACGTAATCGACCTTATCTCGGCAAGCGCATTGACCCAAAGACAACATCGAAGGCTTTCCAGAAGATTTTCTATAAATTGGAGAAACTTTGGAACGAGGCAATCACCAAGAATACTGATGAAGCGTGGAAAGCATGGAACGAAGCCTAAAATTGGTAGCCATTTGGCTACCTACCAATAACCAAATACAGAGAATTATGGAAAGAATTACATTTGTAGAGAAAGGTAGTAGAACAATCTACAGGCTGGGCAGACGTATAGTATGCTACAGGGATGGTTACAGAGTTTATTTCGGTAAGCCATCAGATATTACACACAACACGTTCGATGCACTATCAGAGAATATAGCACATGAGTATTGTCTGAAAGTTTGTGAGCGCAAAAATTGGGAGAGGGTAAAATACAGCAATCCTGTGGCATACAACGCCCACAGAGTATTGAACGCATTAGCTTAAAGATAGCCTCCGGGCTATCACTATTAACCAATTAAACAAAAGAGAATTATGAAAAAGGATTTTGAATTATTGAAGAAGCCTACAGAGGTTATCTACAATGGTATTCGCACAAAGATTACCGGTGGTGGTGTTATCGTAAAGCTCCTGTCGAACTATATGGAAGACGTTTGGGATTATCTTACAGAGAAATATCCTGAAAAGGATTTCAGTGAGGGTGAGGCATGGGACTACGATCCACGCTTCCAGTATTTCGAGTACGATAGCTTCGGAGATGAGTATATTGTTCTCAATCTTGATGACATGAGTGAAGATGATATAGACTGGGAAAGCGACTACGTACTCATTGACAACAGCAAGATACCATCATATGTCCAGAATTTGAACAAGATTGTTGAATTGTCTGACATAGACATATCGCACGATGTTCGTGAGCTTACAGATGAGCAGTTGAAAGAACTGCGTGGGATGGTATGCATAGGATCCATCTTTCTCGCAGATTTCAATAATCCATTCTTCATAGATAGAAGCGAGTTAATAGACTATTGTGAAGCCTACGAAGAGTGGCTAGAGGAGAAAGGTATCAAGGATAGTCCTGAGGAGTTCTCTTATTACATGAGAGAAGTAGCCTAAAAACGGAGGGAGCAATCCCTCTGACATTATTAACCAAATTACAGGAATTATGAAGAGATATTACGTATCAGTCACAGAGACTTTAAACAAGGTAGTCAGCGTTGATGCCGAGAGTGAGGCTGACGCACTGAAACAAGTGGAAACAGCCTACGATGATTCCGTCATCGTTCTCGATTCAGACAATTACTGCGGCAAAACAGTAGAGGTTGAAGATGATCAGCAGTTCTACGCAGATTACGAGAAAGATTACGGCGAGACTTATCAGCACATCGACTAGCCAAACGGGGAGAGCAATCTCCCTACCAATAACCAAAACATTATAGATATGAAGAATTCAGACGAAAAGAGAGGACGCGAAATTGCTAATAGACTCGAAGAAATCCGAAAGGAAGTGAATAGTTGTACATTGCATAACACAAAGCCCCTCTCAAAAGAAAGACTTCTAGAGCTGTATAGCGAAGAGAATGAACTCATTGAAGAGTACAGAAGTTTATGGAAAGCTAAAAAGCGCAGCTAAGGACTGCGCACAATAACCAAAACATTACGATTATGACAAGAGAAATGCAGAAAGATTTAGAAAATAAGTATTTCCGTGAGTGCGGAGACAGGGAAGTAGCCGAGATGATGGCTCAGATGGATTACGATGCGGACCAGGCATCATCCGATTATTACCCTCACTATGACGAAGGCTCCGGAGAATATTGGTTTTAGTTAAAAGGTGGCCATGTGCCACCACACAAACCAAAACAAGAAGAATTATGAATGAAGACAAAATCCTAGAGATGTTCTTTGAGAAAGCCAGATGGCAGTACGCTATCGAGAAAGGCTTATTCAAGGACATGAACAAAGCAGTAATGTATCAGCTTACTACACCAGAGGCTCGTCTGGCTATGTATCAGAAGATCAAGAGCGGCAATTACAAGATAATGCCGCCTCATACAGCCAAGATTCCGAAAGACAACGGAGATTTCCGTACAGTCTATGTGAATGAGGCTGTGGACAGAATCCTCCTGAGCATAGCCAACGACCTCCTGTTCGAGCTGATGCCAGAGATGGTGCATCCACGCTGCACGTCGTACCAGAAAGGTATCGGCTGCGGTCGTGTGGTGCAGGAAGTGTCTCGGATAATATACTCGGCAGAGGGAAAAATCATCGGATTCAAGTCCGACTTATCCAAGTACTTTGACAACGTGCCTATTCGATTCATCGACTGGGCATTTGACAAAGTAGAGGAGAAGTGCGGAAAGTCTGCACTGATAGATGTCATTCGTGACTACTATCACACAGATATCTATTTCGATGAGGACAACAACCTCTGCGAGAAGTATCAGTCCCTCAAGCAGGGATGCTCTGTTGCTGCATGGCTGGCTGACGTGGTTCTATACCATATCGATGAGATGTTGTCGAATCTGGACGGATATTACGTCCGCTATTCTGATGACATTCTCTTCGTGGGTAAGGACTACGAGAAAGCCATGGATATCCTGAAGAGCGAGTTGGAGAAGATGCAGATGACGCTCAATCCGAAGAAGGTTGAGTATCTTGATGCTAATCACTGGTTCAAGTTCCTCGGATATTCCATCAAGGGTCACAATATCTCCCTTTCGTCCACACGTATCAAGACCTTTCAGAAGGAAATTGAGAAGAGGACGATAAAGAAGCGTGACACCACGATGACGAAAGCCATCAATTCAGTCAACAGATATCTCTACAAGGGGTACTGCGATTATTCCTGGGCTACTCAGGTTCTTCCGGTCATAAACGTGAAAGAGGACATCGACAAACTCAACGCCTTTGTCATGGACTGCATCCGTGCGGTCAAGACAGGCAAGAGAAAGGTCGGTGGTCTCGGATACGTGAAGACTCAGGCTGTAGGTTGCATAGACCGAGGTCGTGGCAGAAACGTGAAAGCCAACAGGAGTAAGACAGAGAGCGAAATCAAGGGGTATCTATCAATCGGTTGTGCTCAGAATGCCTTGCGAACGAGCAGGGCAGCGTACAACACATTGGTGAATACTCTGTAGATGAGCATCCTAGCGCAAGAATTTTGCCGGAATGAAGAGAGTCGATTTAACCATCCGGTCTCGAATGATGTGGACCTATCTCTGATTAGAGATGGTCCAACATCCTCTCCACCAGGATATTATCAATCTGATATAGCTATGCGCAGTATCTTCTGACCGGCAGACTCTGTAACCGAGCACACGGACGTGAGAGAAGGACGGACAGATTTAGGCAACGCCTCAAAGACATCTTCTTCCTGTAGCTTTCGACCCAAGCTATGCTTGAGGTACAAAAGGCACATACAGAAGACGCACAAGGCGTAGCTCATCAACGAAGTACAGAAATGTGCCAGTCCGTATGACTTTCATCGGTGGCGCACACCACCACTCCCTGATGGATGGCAATGTTTAATACCACAGGTTCTCTTAACCAGAGTCGGTGATCCTGGATATTCGTGCTGTTTGCACTCGATCCTGGATCACCTATTCTGGCGAATCCTGTGCTGAAATCAGAAACATAAAGCATTGTGCCGAGCCATCGGTCATGGAATTACCCTAGCACGAGGGTAGCCTTCAGAGGAGAGTGAATTTATGAGTGCTGTTTCCATGCCGCCGGCCTCCCGGAACACTATCCGGTACTCCGGCGGCTTACAACAGCCCTCGAATCAAGCTGTTATAGCTACGTGTCGCGCTCTCAGATGAAGACAACGTTATTGCCAAACGAGGTACACGAGGAGGAATTCTTTATGTCGCGATCTCTGTATCAACGCGATAAGGCTGGTGATACCAGCAATCTCGCGTATTGCAAGATCCCTCAATCGTCAAGATAGAGGAAGGCAACAGACCTATAAGTGTACCTGCAAACAACCAAAAGTGAATTGCATCACGACTTATCAAGAGTATGAGGTTTAATATCCCGCAAGGTGGAATACCTGCGACGGCCGTTATCTCCGCCGTCGCAGGTATCCAATCGCGGGACCTAATTGCGAACATACAACAATGCAACGAAGTACTAGAGATGAGTCACGGACATTGCAGTCCGCATAGCCAAGAGTAGAACAGATTCAGTTGCATGTAATGTGACAACGGGACACAACCTGGCGGTTGCCCGGTACGCGTCCCGTTCTTATACATGCAATAATCAAGACGATACAGGAATGCAACACTCTACTGAGGCTATGCTATAGCTATTGCGAGCCGAATGGTGCGCAAGGAGAATCCATTGTAAATACAGTATTCAGCATCCTGAGAATCACTGGATTATATCCAGGAGTCTCAGGACTATAATACTGTATATATCAAAAGCATATAGTTACGCAACAGATTCTCTGAGCGCACTACTATTAACCAATGCTTTAGAATTATGAGAAGAAAAAAGAAAGATGTGATCAAGTCGATACTTAAGCAGTTGCAGGAGATCCAGATGGAGTATGCTTACGACAAGACTTTACGAGTAGGCATATTTACCGGAAGCACACGAAACGATATCATAATAGAGATATCAAGGTGCGATGACACTAGTTCGAATTGCCAGTACGTGATCGAAGGAAGGGAATTTGCGTTCTCTTTAAGAAAGTCGTGTTCCGACAATGAGTTTACCCTGTTTGAGGTGCGTTCCTATATATCAGCACTCAAGGGAAGCTAAAAACGGCGTAGCAATTCTACGCCTTCATATTAACCAATATATTAGAATTATGGAGAAAATAACATTCAATCAGCTGAAAGAGGATTACTTCAACGATGACGTATGTATGGCCGAAGTTCTTGCGAGTACACCTGCTACAGGCCTGACTATCGAACAAGCATTCTACCTATATATACGAGCAAAGAATTGGAGTGATAAAGATGAGTTTGAGCTCTATAGCGAGGAAGATTATTACGACTTGGTTGAAGAAGCCAAAAATATGGAGCTGTAATGCTCCATTCCTATAAACCAATATTCAAGAATTATGACATACGAAGAAATCATCAATGCAGTTGAGAATGGTGCTAAGTTCACCATCAACTTCCAGAAGAGAACATGTAGAGTGAACGGCAAGGTAGTAATGTCCGAGGAAGACAAGCCGAAGGACACGCCTTACCTTACACCCGAGGTTGTGTTCGTTGGCATCGAGCAGAGATATGCGGCATACAAGCATTCTGTGCCGTCAGAACGCTCTGAATCACATCGCCGCTACTACTTCAAGGCTTTGCCCGAGAAAGAGCTCTCAGACGAAGATATGATGTACGGAGAGCGACGTGAGACAGCTAGGTGCAAGCTGGAGCTGTACGTACTGGTCCAGCTTCTCAGAGGTAACCTCTGGTGGGATTGCTCATGGGGAACATGGTTCTGGCGTTCAAAGAACGACAAGGACCTGATTATCCTCAGAGACTGGATTGAGCCAAACAAGGGTGGGGCGTAAGCCTCATCCACTAGAGTTAAATAATTTATTACAAACCATTTTAAATTTTATAGAATTATGAAGCAGATTGTAACAATCACAGGTACAGATCTTAAGGTAGTAACTAGCAATGTAGAGGTTAATGCAGTAGGTGCAGGTAAGAAGACCAAGGCGCAGATGCGTCTCGAAGCTCTTAAGGCAGCAGGCGTTGACGTAAGTAAGTACTTCCCTCTCGGTGACGACCAGCTTGTCAAGATCGAGAATGGTGCAGCGGTTCCTGTCGACATGGACGATGCGACTATCGATGCGGTAGGCAAGAAGATTGTCGAGGGTGGATACGTAAGCAACTGGAAGCTGTTCCGTCGTTGGGTTATGTCTCAGATGTTCCACATGCTCAGACAGATGGACGGATGGAACTGGTCATTCAACCAGGTCTTGCAGCACAAGGGCTACGAGTACCAGTGGCGCATGCTTGAAAATGAGCTCTACGCTCAGATGAAGATGGCAGCTCACGGGGATCACGAGAATGCCGGTGCGAGAAACAGATGGTTCGGAGGCTACGTTGCTGCCGATATGGCTTATGACTACATCAATAAGCTCCGCAAATACGTGGACGACAACCTTATTTGGAAGGTCAAGAAAGACAAGAACGGAAAGAAGACAAAGGCATTCAAGCATACCTGTAAGGGCAATCCTTACGTACGTCTTCAGAACGAGGATATCTTCGTCGCAGACTTGGAAAAGAAGGTATATGCTCCTCTCAGTAATCTTGCGCGCAAGATGTATGACAGCAATACCTACAAGGAAGTCTACGATGCCGTTCACGAGTTCAACAAGAAGCGCAAGCATCTCGCATGGGACACTAAGCAATCAGATGCTTTCATCAATGCCTACAAAGGTTCTGGTTCCTACTACACGATGAGAAACCTCATCATGTTCCACGGAGCCAGATTCTGGAAAAACGGACGAAAGATGTCAGAAGCCAACTCGTTGAAGGAGCTTGAGTCAAAAGCCAAGCTCTACGACGAAGAGGGTTGGAGAATGCTCGGTGTTCTCAAGCAGCTCATTATAGAGAACGATATCGACATCCAGGGCAAGATTAACGAGTGGCATAAGGCTAAGGTCGAGAAGATAATCGCCAGTAAGTAGTAAGGTTCGCCGCCTGTAGTATGGTGGCCCGGCAAAGATGTTTTACGATAGCTTCTGCAACGAAGGATCTCCTCCAGTGCATTCACTGGAGGTAATCCTTCGAGCTAAAGCTCTCCGATCGAACTTTTATAGTAAGGCGCCAGCCGGGAGCCATTCTAGCCAAAAAGTCGGTTACTGATTCGGTAACCGATTCAATGTTTAACCAAATAAAATGAGGAATTATGAAGAAGATCAAGAAGATAATCTATGTAGACAAGCTTACTCCAGCACCCCTTGACAACAAGAATGTCATGCTGGACTGGTGGGAGGAGAATATGTTCGACGACGGAAGCTACGCATTCTCAGGTAATACGTATCTAGGATTCATAGCAGGAGTTCCAGTAATGGCTACCGTCAAGGACAATGTTGTCGAGCTTAAATGTATCCCGCAGCCCTACAGAAGCACGGACAAGCTTGATGATTTCGGAAATGCAGTCATAAAAAACTTGACTGAAGACGAATGTCACCTAACGACCTACATGGTTCCGGCGTACAAGCAGTACATAGACGACGAGCGTGAGGGAGACGCAAAACTACTAATATCGTTCTCCATCTACGAAGATGAAGCTACGATTTCATTCCACTGGAATGTGCCGAAAGATTAGCCAAACATGTCAGTCGTTAACAGCGGCTGACTCCTTATTATAACTAGATTTTGTTTAAATGGTTCAAGCCGGTCTGTCGTGAGACACGCCGGTTTCTTGTACCACTATGTCTAACCTATTAAAATTTTGTGAATTATGGCAGTAGCAAGAATCGTTAACGTTAATGATATCTTAAAAGCAAAGGGCTTGAAGCCAAAGGTGTTCAATCTGAACATATTCTGTAGTGCTGTATCAGATTTCTTTATGACACATGAACCAAAGGAAACAATTTTGCTTGTTCCGAAGAGATTTCTCGACATGGAGAATCCACCAGATGGAGACTTTATCGAAATGCTGGACGTAAGCATCTGGGAGAAGAAGGCGGAAGACCCCGACGACCCATTCGACTTCATCGACTATCAGCTGATGGTACGAAACAAGATGATGAGACCGATAATCTTTGTCAACGAGCCTTTTCTTACGGAAGCCGCTCTCTCTCTGAGAAAAATCTGCGGATATTCCGTTACGGGCAGAACACGAAAGAAGAAGAAGGAGTATATCGTGTCTCTGCCGGTTTAAGCCGAACAAGGCGTGGAACATTTTGTTTCACGCTCCCAGTATTAACCAATTAAAATTAAAAATATGAATGATTTTTTAAAATTAGCTGAGGAATTAGACTGGAGTTATAATGTTGACGATACACCTAACGAAAGAGGTGAGGTTTGCGTCGAGTTAGAGAAGTATTCCCCCACAAGACCAAGATTTCACATCGCCACAATTTGGTTCGAGAATGGCAATAAGTCTGACTTCATGGATAAGTTGTATCAATATTATAGCGACTTCGATCCTGACGAGGAAGCCAGTAAATGGATTGGCGAGGATGGACATGGTGCTAACGGCGCGCCATACAAATTATCGGATATTTTGCAAGATATGGAGGATTGCAAGGATATGCTACTAGATTTATGGCACGAGTATTTTTACGATGAGTACCCAGAAAATCGTCCAAATGAGACCGACGAAGGGAAGCGACTCGCAGGAGAAATCGAGGAGAAATCCGGAAAGCATTACCACTCGTGCTCTCTACAGAATTATCCGAGCGGTAAGTACGGCGTTATCATTGATGGCTGCCAGAAGTTTCTATCGGAATGCAAGGAAGAGACATTAGCCTATATGAAAGGCGTGCTTACGGGCCTTGATATCGAAAGAAAAGACTAAGCCAAACAAGCCTGCCGGAAACGGCGGGCATCAAGTTAAACCAAAATGTTAAGATTATGGATAAAAAAGAATTGAAAGACAAGATTGACGAGTTGCGTTCAACTGCAAAGATGGAGCTTGCATGCACCATCCGTGAGATCATGAGAGAGCACAATGTGCAGAAGAAAGAACTTGGCTGGCCTGTAGTTGTCAACAATAGCAGTCTTGTAGATATCGTAGAGGTAGGTAGTGGTGATACCGACATCCCGGTTTTCGTCATAAATGTCGGTGTTGGCTACTACAAAGAGCCTCACAAGGTAAGTGCATTGGACGATAGCGTATCGGTCGAGCTACTCGCTGATATTGCGACCGGGTTGAACAACGAACTGAGTGGATACGTCAACACTTATGTGGCAAAGTACAGATTCCTCTATGAAGACGGAACTACTGCTGACATGGATGAGCCTTATGTATTCCTTGCAGAATCAGAAAGAGATGCCGAAGATAAGGCAGATGACTACGCGAGCGTATGGAATGAATGGAATGAAGATACGATAGAACTCGTGTCAGTCGAGAAGCAGACTGCTTCGGAAGGTTAAATTAGCGTTAAAAACGGCAAAGGTGATGGTTTATATTATAAACTTTGTTACCTTTGCACTATAAACCAAAAAGTTAGAATTATGACAGAAGAATTAAGAATCAAGACAAGAGACTGGGAACGGCTGTTAAGCCCTGTTCAGCAGGAGAAGTACAAGCTCGCTATCAAGCAGGGCTGGTTCGCCGACTATCACGACAACGCGTGGAGGCACAACACCTTCTACGGTGCTTATATTTGGAAGTATCCGAAGTTCGTCAAGGTCGTGAGAATGTTCGATGAGCTGTTGGGCCACAAGCCATTGTGGGAAGACATCACTGACGACAACCTCCGTGACCTCTTTGAGAAAATCAAGGAGAACTATGCTCCCAACTCCGCAAAGACCGTATGCGCCACCATCAAGGCGGTGATACGTGAGAACGATGCTACGAAAGAGATTAACAGCCCGACGTTCGGAAAGATACTCAGAACGAAGGCTGTTCCTGTCCAGTCCGTCTATCTCTCGGATGAGGAGATAAACAGAATCATCAATTACAATCCAAGAGGACAGACGAAGAGATATGTTCAGCGCATGTTCCTCATGGAATGCCTCTGTGGAGCGCGCTACAGCGATTGTCAGAGGATAACCCCCGAGAACATCGACGACACCGGTCACTTCCTTGTCTATGTGGCACAGAAGACCAAGACAGAGGTCAGGGTTCCTCTTCACAAGAAGCTCCGTCCGTTTCTTGTAAGCGGCACGGGTCCAGAGCCTCTCCCTGGCGAAATCAGCGAGATGACCTTCAACCGAACTCTTCGTGACATCTGCCGTGAATGCGGAATAGATGCGAACACGAAGGTGTTTAAGGCCGGAAGGGAGGAGACCGGAAAGAAGTACCGCTTCATCTCCTCGCACACCGGCAGACGTTCGTTCGCAACGAATCTTTCCAAGAAAGGCGTACCATTGGAACAGATCGCCGTCATGATGGGCCATACTAGCAATGGTAAGCCCAACATCCAGATGACGATGCGCTACATCGTCGGAAAGACGGAAATCGACAGCAATACCCTCAAGATATTCGGAGTCTATGATAAGGACGGCGACGAGTCAGATGAGGACTAAGCCAAACTGGAGGTGGCCAATAGCCATCTCCTGCTATTGTTTAACCAATTAAATAACGAATATGGTAGAAGATTATACAAAAGAGGAGCTTCACAGACTCGTCACTGAGTGCCAGAAGAAGTACGAAAAGCTCGAAAAAGAGACCGTAATGAAGGCTCTTACTGGCGAGATTGGTACAAATTCTGCAATGGTAAAAGAATTGGAGTCGCTGAACTTCCAATACCACGAGGAGATGGACGAGTACGACGATACGGCGCTTGACCTGAATCCGGGTCTTATCGAGAACTTCAAGAGAGCAGAGCGTGAAGGCAAGAACGTTATCTTCGAGGCGCAGGAGTATCTAAAGATTCTCGGTATGTGCGAAGAGATGTTCAACCAGAAGATGTGGATCAACGAAGATGGCCACATGTGTGACGAAGACGGAAACAGACTATCTGCCGACGGAGAACATCGTGTATTCGAGGTCATCAAAGGTGGAAAATGATATACTCCTAGTTTTCATAACTAGATTTGTTTAAATGGTTGTCCCCTCTTGCCCGTGAGGGTAGGAGGGGATTTTATTCAAAAACAGATATGATAATCTGACTATTATTAACTAAATTTGGAATTATGAAGAAAACAATGAATGAGGATTTACCTTACGAGCAGCAGATGAAGCCTATCCTTGCAAGCTACGACAGACTTGTTGAAGAGAATCAAAATCTCAAGAACAGAGTAGCAGAACTGGAAAAGGCCTTGAAGTCTGCTAGTAACGAATCGGAAAGAAAGTACAACGCAGAGATTAGCGACATCATTAACACCTGTAAACAGCGAGGCGAGAAGCTTGAGTGGATTCAGAAGACACTGGAAGATTATCTCGTGAGTTTAGGTATTGAGCTTCCTCAGTACAGAACGGTTTCCAAAGTCGTGAAGATGATCGTTAAGATTTAGCCCCGATTAGCCAAACCAAGGAGCTTCGGCTCCTGCAATTAATAACCAAGCCCTACGCAACACGGTCAAGCGGAAAATCATGAAAAAATTAAGCAAGACAGAAGCTATCAAAATGTTTGGTGAGAACATCGTGAACAAAGCGATGGCATCAAATGCCGGACCTACTAGTAGAGATATGTATCCATCATTCGAGGGTCCTTCGCATATAGGCAAGGCTGAGTATGCGGGTGACCCGGTAAAGGTTGATGGTTGGAGCCTGACAGCGTACTACTATCTTTCTCCTGAGGACGAAGAAGATACTGACTCATTCGACTGGGATGGCAACGTAGAGTTTGAGGCAGAAGAAATTTGGTAAACATATTAGCCCTCGACATCACGGTTAAGTCATTTCTATGAAGAAGATTTTATTTCTATTGATGTTTGTCTTGGCGACAGCATCATCCATTGCGCAGGAGAAGCATCCTTACTACTGCACAATAAGCGGTACGTACAACCTTGCGATGAAGATTAGACTACAGCTCGAATGGGGCGAGCAGAAGAAACTTGTAGCCCTTCGTGATGAAAACAACAAGAAGATTGAATTTAACAACCTCACTGACATTCTCAATTATATGTCAGCTAGAGGATGGCAATTCGTTACCGCATTATCCTATGATAAATGCATACATTACCTCCTAAAGAAGGACGTTTCCTCACCGGAAGAAGCAAAGCAAGGTCTTCGATTCAGTACGGATGAATAATAACCCAATAGCCGCTCATCACTTTACAGATGGGCGGCTATTTTATTAAAAGTCACCACTAAAAACACACCGAAAAACGCTCTTTTTCCTTAAAAAGGGTTAATGTAAATATTCTATACTTTAATGAATAGCGCAAAATATTGTTTTTACTCTAATTGGAACATCTAGCCAAATCAGCACTTTCGAGAGTTTTGTTTTTACTTTTTACTTGAATGAGCGGATTTTTGACACAAATCAGGCATTTGGAGGGTAAGAATAATCGTCGTATCTTTGCAGTGCTTGTTAGTAGTAGCGCACTAAACAACAGACATTGAGTATACGGTGATTATTCACTTCCCTATACGAAACCCTATCCAGAGTTCGGAGCGCTACACGAACAAAGGATAGGGTTTTCACTTTCCCTATTCCTTTTTCGGTCTGACAGGTAGTCTTGGTGGCTTGTCGGCTAAATACACTCGGCTACACAGACTTTAAACCCCCGTCACAAGAGGTGCATGGTGACACCGCAGGAACTGAAGGCAGAAGGCGGGCAGGGCTGGGCGTACCCAGAAAGCTGCTTAGATTAGGTGCTGTACGATTTGGCAACCGATCCGACCGAAGGGGCTCATTATACTGGGTTCATGTAACTTCGAGTGGAATATTCCTACCAAGCTCTCATCGTTTCAATGACTGATGGGGGTAAGGGGGAGAACCACTCTCTCAGAGGTCTATTGCCTGTTTCATATAACCTTTTTAAAAAGCAAAATATTTATTTTAAATAAGTAAACATATTGGTATTATGAACAAGAAACTAAGATTGCTGGTGACTGCAAAGTGTCACAACAAGTGTCCTATGTGCTGCAACAACCAGTTCGACTTCGAGAAGATTCCGGTAGTTGACAGATTGGAATATGATGAGATTAGTATCACGGGTGGAGAACCTCTTCTGCCGGATTGCAACGGAAAGACAATGTGGCTTGCTCACGGAATCAGAAACGTATTCCGTACGCTCGGAATCCCTGCACCAAGACTTTTCCTCTATACGGCATGGGTTGATTACAGAACACTCCGCAATCGCAGCTATGACTTCGATGGAATCTGTCTCACGCTCCACAGCAAGCCCGATGTGGAAAAGTTCGTTGAAATGAACGATGTGATGCTAAGACATAAGAAATACAGATGGAACGACAATGGGTTCAATCCGGACTGCTCCCTCCGTCTCAACCTCTTTGCAGACATGAAGGCTCTTCTCCCTAAGGACATCGACCTGTCTATGTGGAAAGTGAAGGACATGGAGTGGGTGAAGGATTGCCCGGTTCCAGATGGTGAGGACTTCCGAAGAATCAAAGAGTTGTTCTAGACTATAATAAAAAAATAGATACAATGAAGAAAATCAAATGGAAAATCGCCGCATTCGTGGCGTGGGTTGTAATAACCCTCATGGTCGTAGATGTCGGACTCAGGGGAGTGAGCAAGGCAGACACGACAACGAACATCGTAAGCGTAGCCATTCTCCTGTTCTGGATTCTGGTTTCCATCGCAACAAATTGTTTAACATTCAAAAATAAAAAAGATGAAAAAGATTAAATTCGTGTTCATGTTGTCGCTGATTCTTTCAGCGTTGTGTTTAACGTCTTGCAGCGAGCGTATCGACGCAGGTTCTGAGGGTATCCTGGTGAACCTCTATGGCTCTGACAAGGGCGTTGACGACGTTAGTCTCGTTACCGGCCGCGTGTGGTACAATCCATTCACTGAGGAGGTCTATGAGTACCCGACGTTCGTCCAGACCATCGACTACCCTGCGTTCACCATCAACGCCAAGGACGGATCA